ACCGGAAAATTATGATAAAATCATACAGATTTTGATTAGGAATAATAATAACTGATTTATGGGCTAAAGCCGTTCGGAGGTTTTGCATAACATAAAAATATGGCAGGAAGGAGATGTTTTATATGCAGATTATCTTACAGAGAGGTCTTCCGTTTGAAGTAAAAATACCATCTGCCAGACCTGTTGATATCAGCGCATTATCAGAGGTAGAGTTCAATGAAGAATTAGAGAAGGGATATGCGGATATGCAGGCTGGACGGACAAAAAATGCTAAGAAAGTCTTTTCTGATATTCGCAAAGATTATGGCTTATGATATATGAGATAGAAGTATCAGAACAGGCTGACAGTGATTTGAGAGGAATTTTTGAATGGTTGTAACAATACTTAGGGTAATGTATTCAGGACGGGATATAGACAATCAGTTAAATATACACACAAAGCAATAAGAAATATGATATAAAGCAGTCTTTCACATTTATGATCGACTGCTTTTTTGTATCATTTGATGCTAAGCATGAAATGAAAAAAATGGTACAGTAATGGTACAGTAAACGCCAAAATCAATTTAATAGAAAATTAATAAAGCCTGAAACCCCAGTAAAATCAAGGGTTTCAAAAATTTTATTAAAAAAATTAGCACTCGAGGGTTGTAAGAGCTATTTGAATTTCAACACGTTTCATCAGGCTTTAAAAGCTTATATTTACGGGCTTTTCACGATTTCGAACTTTTCATCAAGTGTCATTATGTGGCATCTTTTGAATAAAAAATGGTACAGTAAATGGTACAGTAGAGTCTCAGCGAAAGTTGAGGTTCTTTTTTTTATGCTTAAAATTAGTAGAAAGGAAGACTTGATATGACAGAATCAGAAAAAAGACAGTCAGTAGTTCAGGTAATGAGAGGATGGATAGGACGTAAAGAATCAGATGGTTCACACAAAGCCATTATTGATATTTACAACAATCACAAGCCACTTGCTCAGAACTACAAAGTTAAATATACAGATTCATGGTGTATGACAACAGCATCAGCAGCATACATTCAGGCAGGACTTGCTGATATATTTCCACTTGAGTGCTCTTGTAACAGAGCTATAGCAAAGGCAAAGTCTATGGGATGCTGGATTGAAGCTGACAGTCATGTACCGAAGCCTGCTGACGCTATATTATACGATTGGCAGGATAAAGGTAAAGGCGATGACATGGGAGTACCTGATCATGTTGGAATTGTTGAAAAAGTAGAAGGAAACACAATAACCGTAATCGAGGGCAACAAGAGTGATGCAGTGCAGAGACGTACTGTAACGGTTAATCAGAAGTTTATCCGTGGTTATATTTGTCCAAAATTTTCAGCAGACTCTGCACCAGCACCTCAGCCGGTACACCCAGAAAGCAAGCCAGCACCATCGGTCCCATCAAATGTCCTTAGAAAAGGAGATAAAGGGGCGGAAGTTGGAACATTACAGACAATGCTCAATGCTTGCGGATATTATTGCGGTAGAGTTGATAATGATTTTGGTTCAAAGACTGAGAACGCAACTATCGAATTTCAGAAATCGGCATTCCCGAATGACCCAAGTGAATGGGATGGTGAGTATGGCCCTAAGACTAAGGCTAAGTTACTCGCAAGGTATAATTCTCGTTCACGGTCAATCACAGCGCATGTACATACAAGTGGCAGCACATTAAGACTCAGAAATTCATCTGGAGTACAGATTGGCTCATTAGCTAATGGTGCTAAAGTGACAGTGCTGTCGAGAAAATGCAAAAACATGCGCATATCCGGTGCAACTACAACTATGTCAAAGATATCTTACAACGGTGCAGTTGGATATGTCGCCGAAAGATATCTAAAATACTAATAAGTTTTCACATACTTCTTAGAGTTCCTGTTGATTAATGTTCTTAGTGGTTACCTCCTTTCTTATATATTCTAAGAAGTATTGGGAATAATAATAGAGGACTCTCTTTAATTCGAGGGCCCTCTGTTTTTACATGGATTTATATTTTTTGCCTCTAATTTCTAATCTAGGTTAGAAATAAATGGTAATAAATGGAAATTGACCGCACATAGCACCCCATTTTCTATTCTACTGTTAGTTCATATTTACATAGTAAAGGAGAAAAGAAATGAGTAAAGATGTACGGTCAGAATTATCAAAAAGAAACAAATGGCATATCAGCAAACACAAGTTTTTGGAATTGAAGCATTTTTGTCTGCAATATCCTGAATGGCATAAGCTATATTTAGAATTATCTCTAAGGGGATACACTGCGGCATCAGGAAATGAGATAAAATGTTGCAATCTTGATGACAATGTTGGCGATGCTGCCATAGAGATGTATTACATTTCAAAGAAGATGGACTTAATAAAAGAGGTTGCATATCGTACAGATCCAATATTGGGCGATTATATTTTCAAAGCTGTTACAAATGGATATCCGTTCACATATTTAAAAACTATATTAGAGATACCCTGTGAACGCGATATGTATTACGATAGATATAGGAAGTTTTTCTGGTTGCTGTCACATAAACGATAACGCGTAGAAAACATTGCCTATAATGAAGCACATTAACAGCTTATTATAGGAGGAAATTATTATGCCAGAAGAATTAGAAACAATTATTACAAAACATATTTACAAGAGTTTAAAAGAACGAATAAGAGCAGGAATTTATGTAGTGACAAATGATAAGTATGGCTTGATAGTCAATATTAGACATGATGGATTCAAATTCGGATATTATTATAGCGATTATCACAACGAATCATTTGTAGATTATGTAAGAACCGGCAAAGATGTTCTTTGGATTGTAAATGAAATAGTAGCAATGTACAAAGGCGCAATATTAAACAAATATTTTATAAGTTAATGAATTATAGGACTCAGAGAAATCTGGGTCTTATATTTTGCCCTACACAGTACCCTATGAATCATTATATTTTTGTATCATTAAATTCGCGAAAAAAACAAGGACTAATATGAGAGAACAGCGGTTCGTAATATTAATAACTTACGGCACCTATAGGGTTAGTAACGCGTAATGGCGGGGTTGATAAAACGAGCTGTTCTTATTTTTTGTATTTTTAAGGAGGTGAACACATGGGGACAACAATAATCATAGTGTCAATTGCAATGGCTTTATCTTTTGCCGTAGGCGTCGTTACAGCATCTATATATGATGATATGCATTACAAAATACATCACGTAGGAAGTCTGAATTATCAGAAAAATCCAAATGGAAGCTATATTTATTGGATTGCATTTGACAATGAGAAAGCTATGGAGTCGTTGAATGATTACAAAGAGGTAATATTAGATGTGTCAGAGGCGCGGTAAAAACATGGACTATAATGATACATATTAACACAACACAGAAAGGAGAATCACTATGAGTGAGGAAAATTGCACAGTTGAGGAGAGATTGGAGGATGCTCTGAGTAATCAAATAGCAGAGTTAGACAAAGCTAAACCGGGTAGCGACGAGTATACCAATATTTCAAGAGCAATTGCAGACCTGTATAAGGTGCGTAATGAACAGCAGAAAATTGAGTCTGATTATGCGTTAGCAACAGAGTCACAGGCAATTGACAGAGAGAAGATTGCAGCGGATTCTAAAGCAAAGGCAAAGCAGGCTAAAGTGGATACTGTTGGACACGCAGTAAATGCAGGAAAAACTATTGGAGTAGGATTACTTACAGCAGGATTGACAATGCTAACAATGGCATTCGAGAACGATGGGCATATTCCAGGACTTTCAGCAGCAAGTAAAGTACTTACAAAGTTCAAGATTCTGTAAAAAGTTAAGGAATCGAAGTAAAGGGTCGTGTATAATACATGGCCTTTTATTTTTTCGCGAAAATTACAACTCATAATATGAGAACAATCAACACGATTATTTAAGGAGAAAATATTATGAGTAGAGTAAAAAGTTACAGTGAAAACGTGATGATGGCTTATGCAGACAGTATGAGCAAGAAATCAGTAATCACTACAATGACAAACGCTATTATCACATTAGTGGTAGTAATGGTAGTTGAAGGCTTAAAGGAGCTCTAATTACAAGGGCTCTTTTTTTTGCGTAGAAAACATGGTCTTATATGAGATACTTATAAACCAATTTGAAAGGAGAAAATGATATGGTAATGACACAGCAGTTAATGTTATGTGACAATGGCAGTATTGACAAGATATGGGAAGCATATTATAAGATAAAGGAATTTTTATTTAAGAAACCGAAACTGGATGAGATTCATAGATTTGGATATTTCTCATTTACAACGGAAGACGATCGAGAAATCAAATTTAGTGACAGTGGAACAATAAAGAACCCGGAAAACTTAAAATTGATGCTTAACAATGTTGAGCTGGTATTAAAGACACAAAAACTTAAAAGTTATTATTACAGTGCAAAAATAAGAATTGAAAAGTAGCTTGTATAGGACTCGGAGTAAAAATCTGGGTCTTATATTTTTTTCGCGAAAATTACAAGTACTAATATGACACAAATAAATACAATTTTTATGGAGGAAACTATTATGAGAAGAACAATTTATTTAGTATTAACAGCAATGGCAGTTATGATGTTATTATGTGGATGCGGAAGCAAAACTGAAACCACTGAAACAAATCAGACTACAGAAGTTGAATCGGAAGAAGTTAAAGAAATCGAATCTGACACAGATGATTTCGTAGACGACTATGCTGATGCTATTGAATCTTCATATTTGTTAGCAGCAATGCAAGAGAAATTCGGAAAGAATTTCAATGTATATGATGCATACGAATTTGAGTGCAATGGTGTTGAGTATATCGTGTATGAAGACCAGATGGTCAGTGCAGAAGATATTTACGAAACCGCATGCAATCTTATGCAGAATGAAATGTAACAGTGATAGCAGAGATGCAACTGCATGCGTATAAGGACAGCTTAACTGCTGTTCCTTTTTTTTCGCGTAGAAAACATAGACTAATATGAGAAAAAAGTACCATATTTAAGGAGGAAATATTATGAACAAATTTTATGAGGTAATTGGATTAGATGGTTTAAACAAGGATGGTTTGAGAGATGATATTATTCACTACACAACATTTGATGAGAATGGAGTGCGTGAAAGATACGTCATCAGATTAAATCTTATTGAGGCATTTACTATGAAGATGAGATTATTGAAATTTAATTTAAAGTATGACACAAGAATTGGACTTATTCCAGCATAAGGGGCGGTTTTACAGCTCCTTATACTTTTTGTCATCTATGAGATACCATTATAATAAGCCTCAATTATATTTTAATAGATATGGCATTACATATGAATGCAATCATCCAGTATATAGTAAATGTACTTTATATTTAGCGAATAATAAGGGATTATCTGTTATTCAGCAACGCTATAATCCTGATGATAAATCAACAACTTGGACGGAACTAGACCCATGGCTTGTTGACGATATTTATACTCAGGTTGGATTCAAAGATTATTTTGAAAAACATGCAGGACCTCCACAGAATAATATTTATCCAACAGTTACTATAAGACAAATTATGTGGGCACTTAAGATGAAACCACTAAAACGGCAGCCATGGGAAACAACATTTGATAAGTGTCCTATTTAAAATTCGCGCAGAAAACATGGACTATAGTGAAAAGGAGGTGAAATGTATGAATTATATTTTTGCGGGTCTTTTAATCGGATTTGCATTATTGCTAATCTGTGGAGGCAACAATAATAAATAATTATATCCACCACAACAGTAGAGCTTGAGAAATCGGGTTCTACTTTTTTTTCGCGTAGAAAACATAGACTAATATGACACAGTAAATACAATTTTATGGAGGTATCAATATGATTAAAGCTTATAAGAACTTTTGGGCAAGTTACAATAATGAGGTATATTCAGTGTACAAAAAATGGAAAAGCAAACATAAATTAGGGTTGGCGATTCTATATATAAGTATATTTACTATACCTTGGATTGGAGGCTACGCAATTTATAAAGCGAGAGATTGGTATTATTCAAGAAATAATAAAGAAATGTCAGAGGAGGAGTCCTAACAAGGGCTCTTTTTTTTCGCGTAGAAAACATGGGCTATAGTGAAAAGAAAAACAGTTCCAGCTGGTATAACGTTATGATCAATAATGCATCTGGATTTAAGTAGCATGGGATCTATCAACACATAATGTGTAGACGTAAGGGCTCGAGATAGAAAACAGCGTTATACTCTTCTTACATAGATTGAGTCAGCAATGACTCTTTCTTTTATTTTTTTTCGCGTAGAAAACATGGACTATAGTGAAAAGGAGGTAAGTGATATGATTACATTAATGATATTAGTAATTATAGCAATTGTTATTTTAGCAATAATATTAGCTATAGCATCAGTCGGAGTGGCAGGTATTATAGGAGTACTATTAGCTTTTAGTGATGTTATAATTGCAGGATTAGTAATTTACGGAATTGTAAAACTTATACAGCATTTCAGAAAAAAGTAAATAATTAGAGACTTAGAAAAATCTAGGTCTCTATGTTTAGTGAATTGAAAGGAGATTAACATTATGTGTAAAAGAGAAATGACATTAGGAGAAGAAATTATTGGATTATCGGCAAGGGGAATTGACATACCTACAGTAGGAAGAATGTACAGAAAGTATGTTGAAATTACTGCCGAAAAAGAGTCTAAAGAAACAATGAAGGAGTATTGTATTAATGATGTACTTGCGATTAAAGAATCCGTTAATGCATTATTCAGAGCACCAGCAAAGTCTGATTTAAAAGACGCTGAAGTAGGAGATAAGACATTTATGGAATTGGACGGGCTTGGAGTATTTACAGCAACAGTGCATAAAGTTACAGACGATAAGCTTATGCTTATCTTCGATGCTTATGTAACTAAGAGACCTATGAACGAGTCAGACACAAATAATGGCGGATTTGAAGACTCTGATTTGAATAAATGGTTGCATACAGAGTTCATAAAGGCATTACCTTATTCAATTAGGACAATACTTACCGATGTTACTATTCCTACAGTGGGTGAGATGTTTGGATGGGACGATGAGTGGGATAGAAATCACTTTGAGGATGATAATGACAAACAGCTTCCACTTATGAATCAGAGACGCAATCGAGTTGCTTATTATAGCAATGAGTGTAAGTGCGGATGGCTCCGTAATGCTACCAAGAAAGAATTTTCTTCGGCTTGTTTCGCTGATGCGAACGTCCGTGGCGATGTTGGCTACAACGACGCTTCGAGCTCTTGTGGGGTTCGTCCGGAAGTCTGGTTGGTTAAGTGATATTTTCTCGCGCAGAAAACATAGCCTAAGATGAAAGGAGGTAAACGTAATGAACAAAAAAGATATTTTACGTTATGTAACAATCGGGTTACTTGGAGCACTTACAGCTCTATCAACTCAGATTAACAATAATAGTAAAATAGAAAAAGAGGTTGCAAAGCGTTTAGCAGAGAAAGAGGAGTCTTAGCAGGCTCTTCTTATTTTTCGCGTAAAAAACATGGACTATAGTGAGAAGCTTATTAATTAGAATTATTTAAGGAGGAATTATTATGAGCAAAATTACAGAAGCAGCAACGGGACTAATGGCAGCGACTTATGCAGTGCACCATAAGGAATACAATAAAGGATTTATTACTGGTACATTGTCAACAGTTGGAGGCGTATTAGTAGGACTTGCACTTAGTGATGCTATAGCGATAGTAGGAACTTACATAAACAATAAACAATAGCTTACACGGAGACTTAGAGAAATCTAGGTCTCTTATTTTTATATTTAAGGAGGAATCATATTATGACACCAATTGAAACAAAAGTAGTAGTAAGTGCATTTGACTCAGTAGCAAAGACTTTATATAGGCACAGAAAATGTATCAAGATGCTTGGACTTGCATTTTTAGCGTCAGCAGGTCTCCATTTTATTACTCAACAGGAGGTAAAGGAGTTGAACATGCGTATTGAAAACCTTGAAAGGAGATTAAACAATGATTCAGAGGATAAAGAATCTTGCGAAGACTGCGATTAATTTCACAAAAGCAAATAGCTCAACGATATTATCAGGTATTGCCGTGGCTGGGGTGTTCACTACTGCATTTCTTGTCGGAGAAGCAACACCAAAAGCAATGACTCTTATAGCTGATGCTGAGGAACAGAAAGCAAAGTCAATCACTCCGATGAATAAACCGGGTGAAAATGTGGTTGAGAGAACTGAGCTTACAGTGTGGGAGTCTATGAAAGCAACATGGAAATGCTATATTCCAGCTATATTATCTGGGGGATTGACAGTTGCCTGCATCATAGGGGCGAATAATATTTCTCATAGAAAAGAAGTAGCTCTGACAGCAGCATGTAAGCTTACAGAGTCTGCATTTTCTGATTATAAGGCAAAAGCTGTTCAGATAATCGGAGAAGAGAAAGAACGCGAGATACAAAAAGCGGTAAATGAAGATAATTTGAAGAAACAACCACAGCAGCCTATATCAGCAAGTATCATAATTAATGGCAGTGACGAATGCGAATTCTTTGAAGCCGTGTCACAAAGGAAATTCATGAGCACCGTAAATAAAATAGAAAAGGCTCGCAATGATATGAACTTTGACATGACATACGGAAACGAGTATTACAAGTCATTTAACGAATGGCTTGATGCTATTGGCGTAGAACCAGTGCCATACGGTGATGATATGGGATTTTCTGCAGAACGCGGCATGATAGATACTCGTATTGATTCGTATGTGGACCCAGATACCATGAAACCGACCATGATATTAGACTATGGAGCAAGACCTGTACATAATTACGACAGATAATTCGCGAGAAAAACATTGCCTATTATAGGATAAAAAAAGAAAGGAGACTATATTATGTCAAACAAAAATCAGGAAGTTGAGGAAGTAACAACAGAGGAGATTGAAACAACAGAAGTTGTAGAAACGGAGGAAACAGAAATGAATGACAAAGTTAGTGTAGTAACAAAGATCAAAGCAGCAGCGGAGAAACATCCAAAGATTGCAAAAGCAGCTAAGGTAGCTGGAGTTGCAGTATTAGGTGTTGTAGCCGGAGCACTTGGATACAAGAAACTTACTAATAAGGATTACGTTGATGTGGACTTCATTGATGCACCTGCCAATGATTCAGAGAACTATGGAGAAACTTCAACAGAAGAAAGCAATGACACAACGGTAGACCAGAATTAATTATCAGAAGGGAGACTTAGAGAAATCTAGGTCTCTTATTTTTTCTGTAAAGAAAGGAGAGACTAATGTCAGAGTACAAGTCAAATTCTCACAAGTCAAAAACGGCTGAGGCTAAAAAAGAACCTGTGAAGAAAGTTGTTACTGGCAAAGTAATAGCTAAAAATCGTTCACTAGGCCAGAAATTCTCAGACACATTTCTTAGTGAGGATATTTCTAATGTAAAGAGCTATGCAGTTAACGAACTTATAATCCCTGGACTGAAAAATATGTTCTTGGATTGTATGTCAATGCTGTTAAATGGATCAACACGAAGGAGCTCGTCAGGAAGCAGAACAGGGTCTGTGTTTAATTATGGTGGATATTTCAACTCATCAAGTTCGGGCAAGACCACTGCAGCAAAAACATATTCTTTAAAGAATGATGGCTACAACTACAAAACCATTATATTAGAGAGTAAAGGAGACGCTGAGTATATTCTGGACATGCTTCTTGAGGAGATTGATAGATACCATAGAGCATATGTTTCGGATTTATATCAGATGGTTGACATTACAGGAACATATATTGATACCCAGTACGGATGGGAGAATCTGTCAGGAGCGAAGATAAAGCGTGTTCCAGAAGGATATTTGCTCGATTTACCTAGAGCATACAAATTAGATTAGGGGTGATATTCTATGAGTTCTATTTCTATTACGGAAATGAGAAAAGCAATAGCTAAAGAATATCCAGATAGCATGAGCTGGCAGGCAAGAGTATACAAGATGCCAACATACCAGGTTGTTGCTATATTTAAGAAATTTCAGTCTGATGGCAGGTTTGACAAAAAGAAGAAAACCAATAGTCAACCTGTTGAGTTCAGACAGATGACAATATTTGATTATATTTAGGAGGATTAATAATGAACTTATTAGCAAGCATTAAAACAGTCGCTAATTCAGCATCATTTGTGTTGAAGAAGCACGCTCCAGAGATTCTTGTAGCCCTTGGAGTGGCAGGAAGTATTGCAAGTACGGTTCTTGCATGCAAAGCAACACTCAATCTTGAGGATATTATCGATGATACAAAAGATAATTTAGACAAGGCTAAGAAATTACATAATGGAGAGCTTAAATTAAAGGAAGGAGTGTCATTCGACGACAATGAATACAATAAATTTGTAGCACGGACTTACGCTGTTTGTGCAGGAAGACTTCTCAGAATGTACGCTCCATCAATTGTATTAGGCGGATTATCTATAGCAAGCTTTGTTACATCGTATAAAATCATGATGAAACGATATATAGCAGTTGGAGCAGCATATGCAACTACTAAGAAACTCTTTGACGAATATAGAGCTAGAGTTGTAGAGAAGTATGGTGCAGACGAGGATAAGCAGCTTATGCTTGGAACATCAACAATGAAAGTTAAGGAGAAGGTTATTGATGAGGGCTCGGGCAAGGCTAAAACTATCACAAAAGAGATTGAAGTAGCAGGTGATGAGACTCCTCTTGACAGAACTCTTACTGTTATATTCTGTAAAGATACTTCTACGGAATGGGTTCCAGATGCTGAGTATAATTACTCAAAGTTACTTGGCGAGCAGAACTTAGCAAATTGTGACCTTACGGCAAATGGACGCGTTATCTTAAATGATGTACGTGATAGATTAGGTTTACCAAAGACAAAAGCGGGTTATCGTTTCGGATGGAAATTCGAGAAGGACAATCCAGATGGGGATAATGCCATAGACTTTGGTATTCGTGAGATACATTCTTGGGACAAAGATATTTCACCAGATGTAAAGAACATATTTGATAAAGACAAGTATTGCAATACTCTTTATGCTCTCGAGTTCAATTGCGACGGAGATGTTTGGGAGGATTGGGACCGAGAGCTTAAAGAGTGGTAATAAGAAACTACAACTCTACTAGGAGGTGCATATCAGAATGAAATTTAAAAACTTTATATTCGCAGCGGTACTCAGTATTGGTATAATAAAGGGAACCACTGTTAATGCAGAGGAGACGGTAAACTCAAAACTCACGGCCGGAGTTACGAGTATGCTGTCTTCTATTGATTTTACAGCTGAAACAGAACCTATTGATATTTCTGAAAACGAGCAAATAGTTGTTGAACAGTCATATGAAGAGTCGGAACCGAATTATATTCAGATTGAATCAACTGCATACACCGGCGACCCATATTGCGCAGATGGGACTAGACCGAGACCTGGTGTATTAGCTGGTAAATCTGAATGGATTGGCAAATCAGTTGAATTGTACGATTGCAACTACGACTATATGGGCGATTACACATTTCACGACACTGGTTACGGACAGAGTACGGGTTGGGGAAGAAGCTCACTTATAAAAGGAAGACACGTAGGTACTATTGAGGCGGGAGAATGCATTGATATTTATATGGATTCATATTCTGAGTGCATCGACTATGGTAGAAGAACCGTATATTTAGTATGGAAGGAGTAGCCTTATGGGTATTAAAGAAGTAGTCATATTTGCAGCAGGATTCGTAGCAGGTGGACTTGTTGTAAACAAATTAGTAGAAAAGAAGTATGAAGATATTTCCAATCAGGAGATAGAATCAGTAAAAGCAGTATATCATAAGAAGTTAGAAGAAGCAGAGAAACCGAAGGAAGAAGCTCCTGATAGCAATGATATTCCAGATGAAGCAGCAGAAACAGAACAGACAAGAAAGGGGACATCCGCAATGAGAGCATACTCAGATATTATTAAGAGTAGCAATTACTCTTCACCAGCAACAAACGAACCAGATTTACCATATGTAATTACACCAGAGGCGTATATGGAGCCAAATGGATACGACAAGCTCGCATGTAATTACTACAACAATGATGTTTTAACAGATGAGAACGACGAGCCTATTGAGATTGAGGAAATTATGGGAAGCCATGATATGCTTGACAGAATGGGTGAGTACGAGACAGATACATTATATATTCGCAATGACAAGACGGAAGCGGACTACGAGATTACACAGATTGATGGAGCTTATGTAGAATAAGACCACAGAAAGGACAATAAAATATGCTTGACTTTATAAAAATCAAAGAAAAGTCTACTAAAATAGGTCTTGAGATATATCCGGCCTTTATAATTAAGTCAAGCTTTGATGATTTAATGATACGAGGCGGTGACTTTTATGCTGTCTGGAATGATTACACTCAACTATGGTCAACTGATGAAGGTGTATTAATTACTCTTATCGATTCTGAATTAGAACAATATGCAAAAAACTATGAAACGCGAACGGGTGCAAAGCCTGCTCGCGTTTGTTATTTGTGGGATTCAGATTCGGGGAGCATTGATAGATGGCATAAATATTGTCAGAAGCAATTGCGAGACAATTATCATCCGCTAGACGAAACCATCACATTTGCAAACACTGAGACAACTAAGAAGAATTATATTAGTAAGCGTCTCAAGTATCCACTTAAGAAAGGGCCTACTGATGCATATGACGAAATTATCGGAACTTTATATTCTGATGAAGAACGCCATAAGCTTGAATGGGCTATAGGGGCAATTGTTACTGGCAACTCTAAGAACATTCAGAAGTTCATAGTTATGTATGGCGCTCCAGGAACAGGTAAATCAACTATATTAAATATTGTTCAGGACATGTTCGACGGATATTATGCAGTGTTTGATGCAAAAGTGTTGGGCTCTTCTTCTAATGCTTTCGCGTTGGAAGCTTTTAAAGCAAATCCATTAATTGCAATACAGCATGATGGCGACCTTTCACGTATTGAAGACAACACTAGACTTAATTCAGTTGTGTCGCATGAGGAAATGACTGTAAATGAGAAATTCAAATCAACTTATGTTAATAGGTTTAACAGTTTCTTGTTTATGGGTACGAATAAGCCGGTTAAGATAACGGATGCCAAGTCTGGTTTATTAAGACGATTGATAGACGTGTCACCGACTGGAAACAAAATTCCTACAAAAAGATACGATATTCTTATGAATCAGGTCAAATTCGAGCTTGGAGCGATTGCCTATCATTGCAAATACGTATATTTGGAAAATCCAGATGCTTATAACAATTACGTGCCTACAAGTATGATGGGCGCATCTAATGACTTTTACAACTACGTGTTGGACTCATATGACATTTTCAAAAGGCAAAATAGTACAACTCTAAAAGCAGCATATGAAATGTATAAGGCATATTGCGATGATTCAAATGTGAAGTATCCATTATCGAAACTTTTATTTAAAGAAGAGCTTAAAAACTATTTTGCAACGTTTAACGAGCGAGCGTTGCTAGACCAAGGTGAGAGAGTAAGGAACTATTACGAGGGCTTTAAACTAGACAAGTTTATATATTCGGGCGACAAACTTGAAAAAATACCGGAGCCCATATTGGAATTGAACTGCACAGAATCTTTACTTGATGAGTATTGTGCGGATTGCCAGGCCCAATATGGTAACGAAGATGAGAAGCCTACATTCAAATGGAATAACGTAAAGACAAAACTCAAAGACCTTGATACACACAAATTACATTATGTGAACTTGCCGGAAAATCATATTGTGATTGATTTTGATTTAAAGGATGAGAAGGGAGAGAAGTCGTATGACAGAAATATTAAAGCTGCTAGCAAGTGGCCTAGGACGTATGCTGAGGTTTCTAAAGGCGGTGCTGGTATTCATCTGCATTATATCTATGACGGAGACACTTCTGCTCTTAGTCGCATTTATAGTGATGACATTGAAATAAAGGTATTTACAGCAAATGCATCGCTAAGAAGAAAGCTGACTAAATGCAATGATATTCCGATTGCAACTCTCAACTCGAATCTTCCTTTGAAAGAGAAAGGAGATAAAGTGATTAATTTCGAAGGCATAAAAAGCGAAAAAGGGTTGCGCAAATTCATAATACGTAATCTCAACAAAGAAATTCATAACGCAACAAAGCCATCAATAGATTTCATATATTCTAAGCTTGAAGAATGCTACAGTAGCGGAATGAAGTATGATGTAACAGATATGAGACCTGCAATAATGGCTTTCGCAGTTAACAGTTCGCATCAATCTGATTATTGTCTTAAGCTTGTTGCTAAGATGAAATTCAAGTCTGATGAAGTGTCAATAGACAACCAAGGATATTCTGATGACGAGCTTGTATTTTATGATGTAGAGGTATTCCCAAATCTATTTATTGTTAACTACAAGCGTAGGAACACAGATGTTGTTGTCAGACTCATAAATCCAACGCCACAGGATATTGAGCAGGTGCTTAAATTCAAATTAGTTGGATTTAACTGCAGACGCTACGATAATCATATTATGTATGCACGCTTGATGGGCTATGATAATGAGCAATTATTCAATCTGTCACAGAGGATTATCGGTAAAAGCGCCAATTGTATGTTTGGTGAAGCGTATAACTTGTCATATACTGATGTTTACGATTTCTGTGCAAAGAAGCAGTCTCTTAAGAAATGGGAGATTGAGCTTAATAAAAAAGCAGAAGACCCTAATTCTAAAATGGATGATCATGTCAGAGCTTTGTGTAAAAAAATCAAGCATCACGAATTAGGATTGCCTTGGGACCAGCCGGTACCTGAGGAGTTATGGACAAAAGTTGCAGAGTATTGTGATGACGACGTTATCGCAACTCAAGCTGTATTTGAGGCTAATCAAGGTGATTTTACAGCAAGAGAAATTCTGGCAGAGTTAGCAGGTGGTACAGTAAACGATACTACGAACAGCCTAACAACTAAATTTATATTTGGACGTAATCGACATCCTCAAGATCAGTTCATGTATCGAGACCTATCGCAACCGGTGACAGAGCTTCCAGATGACGTACTTGCATTCTTAAAAGAAGCAAAACCTGAAATGATGGCCGAACCTTTTGACGGACCACTTGGAAAAAGCTTATTACCATATTTTCCAGGATACAAATTTGAATTTGGAAAGTCCACGTATAGAGGGGAAGAAGTCGGTGAAGGTGGTGAAGTATGGGCTAGTCCTGGAATGTATGGACGTTCACAGACAGAAGACATCGGTTCGCAGCACCCAAATTCGGCTATTGATGAATGCATATTTGGACCGGAATATACTAGGAAGTTTAAGGAGATTCTGGATATTCGTATTCATATTAAGCATGGTGAGTACGATGTCGTACGTGATGCATTCGGAGGAAAACTTGCTAAGTACTTGAATGATAAGAGTACCGCTAAAGCATTGGCTCAGGCATTAAAGATAGCAATTAATTCAGTATATGGATTGACAGCCGCTAAGTTTGAGAACCCATTTAGAGACCCGCGTAATAAAGATAACATTGTGGCAAAACGAGGAGCTCTATTTATGATTGATTTACGTCATGCAGTTGAAGAGCAGGGTTATAAGGTTATTCATGTCAAGACCGATTCAATTAAAATTGCTAATCCGGACGATTATATTCTCAACTTTATTGTTGAAAGAGGAAAACGTTACGGTTACAATTTTGAAGTCGAGCATGTATTTGACAGAATATGCTTGGTAAATAACGCTGTATACATTGCAAAACTTGCAGATGATGATCCTGAGGACCCAGGAAAATGGACGGCAACTGGAACACAGTTTGCAGTACCTTATGTATTTAAGACACTATTCAGTAAAGAGCCTATACAGTTCAATGATATGTGTGAAACGAAGAACTCTGCTGTAGGTCCTATATATTTGGACATGAATGAATCATATCCTGATGTTACAGCGGAAGAGAAACAATTTAAGAATCTCGAATCAAAGTATAAGAAAGGTGAGCTATCAGATACTTTGTTTGAGAATGAATGTGCCAGCTTGAGAGAACGTATCGAGGCTGGCCATAATTATATTTTCGTAGGAAAAGTTGGATTGTTCTGTCCAATTAAGCCTGGTTGCGGTGGTGGAACGCTTGTATGCAAACGTGATGACAAATACAGTGCTGTTACCGGAACAAAGGGTTACCGTTGGCTAGAGTCAGAAATAGTCAAACAGAACGGAAAGGAGGATGACATTGATAAATCATATTACAACAAGTTAGTAGATGATGCAGTTTCTACTATTTCTGAATTTGGTGATATAGAGTGGTTCATTAATGGCTAGTTATATTTAAGCCGAGGTTAAAAAGTAAAGGAGATAAGACTTATGACTAGAAATGAGATTATTGAGGTACTTAAAAACGGAGTTTCAGAGATATTTAATGATGCGATTGTTGATGTAACTGTCTACAAGAAAAACAATGCGCAAAAGAAGATAGGAATCAGCATTCATTACAATAAGCACAATTTTGAAGTTGCTCCTATCATCTACATCGACGATATTATAGAGGATATTGAAGACAATACCATTAGTGTTTGTGATGGTGTTGAAATGATAGCTAACATATACGATAAGGCAAAAGCTGATATTCGTTTAAGCATCAACCGGGACATGATATTGGAGAATCTAAAGTGCGTTGTCATAAACTACGAGATGAACGAGGAATATTTACAGACAGTTCCTCATCGCAGATATTTGGATTTAGCTATTATGTACAGATTCACAGTAACTATTGACAAGATTATGGAGTGTCATGGAAGCATTGCAGTAAGTAATGAAATCATGACACAATTTAACTTATCGCTTGGCGAACTGGACTATGCTGCAAGGAACAATATTTATGAGGAAGATTTCAGAGTACTAAGTTTATGTGACCTAATAGGAGAGTCTTCTAGTGATGTTCTTCCTGACGACATGTTTCTTAACGTTCTTACAGACAGTGCCGGATGCTATGGAGCTAGAACCATACTGAATAAAAAGCTTTTAGCTTCATTTGGAATAGACTTATATATCATTCCATCGAGCATATATGAGATAATAGTATTTCCCGCAAACCCATTTTACAAAGGTGTCCGCGAAACGATTAGAGAAGTTAATGGTACACTTGACCCATCTGATATTTTAAGTGATAACCTGTACTATTATAACCACAATAAAAACTGTATCACAATTGTAACTGATTAATTTATATTTTCTAAGGACCTGAGTTCGAGCGCTTGGGTCCTCTTTTATTGGAACAACAATGAATAAAAGATATTTACAATATTTGACTAAGGCCGGAAAGGAAAATGATGAAAAGACGGCTACAGCTCGAGCAAAATTTAAACAAACACCATATTTTATGAAAGTAAAGGAGAATGAGAACAATGGCAACAAGATCAAAACATGCACAGAGAAGCAAGAGAAGTAACAAGAAACACGAGGTAATGCTGAATGTCTTTGCACAGATTTCAGGACGCTATGCATATGGAGTCGCCGATAATAAGAAATACAGATAGGAGATAGCAACATTGGGCAACGACAGAAAAGATTTGAGGCGTTCAAAGGTACTGTCAGTTATTGATACCGAGGAACAGAATAAAGGGTATGCCCGTATTTCATTAGAAAAAATTGCTAAATCTTCGTGTACATCAAAACGGCATGTAATGGATGCAGTAAATGAACTCGTAGACGCGAGACAATTAGAAATAGTTGTAAAGGGTGCTGGTAATTCAGCGTCTTTATATAAAACATTAAAAGAAAAAGGAGAGAATCACAATGAGTAGACCAAACAGACCAAACGATTTAGAGATTGAAGGAGCGGTATTCGGATTCAGGAATTTCAGTGGAAAAGAGACTGATTATTCACCAGAAGGAACAAGACAGTTCGGAGTAATTATTGACCCAGAGTTAGCAATGCAGCTTAAGGCAGATGGATGGAACATCAAGGAGCGAGCAAATGCAGAGGAGCCTGCATATTATCTGTCTGTTGCAGTACGTTTTGACCCATTTCCACCAAAGATTACTATGTTTACAGAGTCAGGTGGAAGAACTATTCTTACAGAGGACACAGTATGCTTACTTGACAGTGCTGAGATTATTACTGCTGACTTGATTATTTCTGGTTCACCTTGGGAGAGCAAGATGGGAGGCGCAGGAATCAAGGCATATTTGAGAACTATGTATGTCAAGATTCACGAGGACAAGTTCGCAGCTAAGTGGAACCGCGAGTTTGATAATTAAATGATAGGAGCTGATTCTATTGAGTATTCAGTTGAAGCCGGAACAGGAAGCAGCTCTTTACAAGATGAAAAACGGTTGTATCTTAAATGGGGGTACAGGTTCAGGAAAGTCTATCACCGCTCTGGCATACTACTTTTACAATAACGGCGGGATATTTAGCAAAGGCTATTATATTCCAATGCCAGATGACGGTGAGGGCAATCCCCCTGACCTTTATATTATCACTACAGCTCATAAAAGAGATACTCGTGAATGGGATGGCGATATGATTAACTTTCTGTTATCTACGGACCCAAGCATAAACATATATTCTAATACTGTTGTGGTGGATAGTTGGAATAATATACATAAATACACAGAAGTTAAAAATGCTTTCTTTATATTTGACGAGCAAAGAACTGTAGGTAGGGGTACATGGGCGAAAAGTTTTATTAAAATAGCTAGAAACAACGAATGGGTATTGCTTACTGCTACACCTGGAGATAAATGGCCCGATTATATTCCGATATTTATAGCAAACGGATTTTATAAGAATAGAACAGAATTTAATCGAAGGCATATAGTATATTCTGCATTCTCTAGTTATCCAAAAATTGATAGATATGTTGATACCGGCCGATTGATTAGGCTAAGAGACAGTATATTAGTTAATATGGATGTTCAAAGGCACACAGTTCAGCATCATCTTTATATTTCTGTCGAGTACAGTAAAGACACATATAAGGATATCCAAAAGAATAGATGGAATTATACAAAGGACGAGCCTATTCAGAATGCATCAGAGTTGTGCTATGAACTGCGCAAATGTGTGAATGGCGACTTGTCAAGGATAAATAGTATCATTGATATTTTGCATGAGCACAAGAAAGCAATTATATTTTACAACTTTGATTACGAGCGTGATATTTTGCTGGAGTATTTGCCTAAGTTGTGTACAGTAGCTGAGTGGAATGGCCATAAGCATCAGGAATTACCAGAAGGAGATAACTGGGCATATTTAGTTCAATATACCGCAGGTTGCGAGGGCTGGAATTGCATTAAGACAGACACTATTATATTTTACAGCCAGAACTATTCATATAAGACAATGATGCAGGCAATTGGTAGAATAGACAGACTCAACACCCCATTTATAGATTTATATTATTATCATCTTAAGAGCAAGGCACCGATAGATTTGGCTATAGGAAGAGCATTAGCTCAAAAGAAAAAATTTAACGAAACTAAATGGGTAAATAGTTTCGCGTAAAAAACATTGACTATAATGAAGAGAATGATCTTAGCTCAGATGGTGAGAGCGCTAAAGGAAACTTTAGAGGTCGTTGGTTCGAATCCAACAGTTCACTCTCTTTATTTTTTTGTCTAAAAGTAAAGGAGTATATTTCAAATGAAGACAGTAACAAAGACAATTACTTTTTCAAGGAAGACTAGTTCAGAGTGGTCACCCGATGCAGAGTACAACAAAAATCTTGTTAATTCAAAAATCGTTGTGCTTAGAAGAATGTTTCATATGTGGGGGTTTGTTTCTTTGAATCAGATTAAACAGTGTTTTTTAATCAAAGATTCACTAAAGCAGGTGAATTATTTGAAGGAGTGCATGTTTCTACATAGCAGAGACGATTATGAGAAGTTTGAGCCGGTTGTCAGCCAGGATAAGAATGACCCTACAAAATTCAAGATTACTATGCAGTTTGTTGATTATTCAAAGGAGAATAAATAATGAACGAGGATGGATATAAAGAAGTACGTTTTGACGTGTATTGCCCAAGATGTGTGCATGAAAAGGAAAGTCAGGATGCTGACACTTGCAATGCTTGTTTGCATGAGGCAACTAATTTATATTCTCACAAACCAGTTAAGTTCGAAGAGAAAGACAAGAAATAGAAAGGAGCCGGCGGAATGTATAAAACAATACGGCAAGAAATATATGCAACATTTGTGAAAAATCCTGGATGGCAAAAAAGCAGTAAATTCATGGATAAAAGCGAGCGAAATCAAATGTTCATTACAAGAATTGCAGCTTTGGATATTTTAGCAGAGATGAATAAGTATCCGACAAAACCGCCGGTGAATATTGTAGTTGACTATAAGGACAGAATGGAGAGATTTGCAGACATGGCGCCGTCTATGGAAAGCAAAATCTTATTTTCTACAATGGCGGACACAGCGGATAAAATTATGGATTTATTTAATTAGGTGAAAGGAGACAAAATACTGATGAATGAAAAAGTAGAAGACTGGAATGGATTTCCAATTCATTTCGTACAGTTTGAAGGTTCGTGGTTATGGGTTGCTGACTTGGAAGATATTTGCGATGCATTGGATTTATCAGCAGATGTTGTACTGAATGATATTGATCGCGATTATGTTTTCGAGATGTATGAAGGCAATCCATTTAAAATTGGTATATCTGAGGAAGGTATTTACCAGCTTATATATTTTAGTCACGAGCCTATGGCAATGAAGTTTAAGACCTGGTCATATCGTACACTGACTAAGTTACGTAAAATGGTTGGATTACAACCGTGGGAGTCACTAAAGCTACTGGATGAAAATGTTCAAAGAAGTGTTGATCATATTCTCGATACTATATATTGGGATGAGGAAAAGAAATGCGTAATGCAATCTGTAACACTTCCAGGTGGTGATGTTGATCAGGTTCCGTTTTTCGAGAAAGGAGAATGAATAATATGAATGAAAAGTGGTTACCAACTACAGCGGGGACTTTAAAAGAGAAAGCAATAAAAAATACACTTAATAGCGTATATGGTACATATGGTATAGCTGATGTAAGGCCGACATGCATGAACGATCAGGTTTGGATGGATATTGGCAAACCTTATCTTATACCATTGGATAGAAAATTATTAACCCGCGAAGATATATTTAAAATAGTGGACACAATGATTGCAAATGCTGGATATCCGGATGCAAGAAATATTAGAGTATTGGCTGGCGCAACAATTATGGTAACGTTATCGCACATACCGGGAGAGGTGCCTGATCATATTGTATGGGATAGGGTGACATATGTACATAACAAATGGATGAAACCGCGCGAAATGCAGTTGCAGCAGAAACGAGTAACAATGCGATATGATCAGTTCTTTAAACCAGAGCCACAGGATATTTATAAGAATGTGTATACTGCTAATGAATTATCATCATTGTTTAGCAGCGGTATTGCAAATTTAAAAGAAACGTTAAAAGAAGCATTCGGAGAATTATTTAATTTGGAGGAAAATAATATGTCAAGAAAATCATTAGAAGTTAAGAAGGTTATATATTCAGGTCCATGCACTATTGTTATTTGGGCAGATGATAGCAAAACAATTGTACGCTGTCAGGATGGAGATACATATTCAAAAGAAGTTGGTCTGCTTATGTGCTTAGCTAAGAAGGTTTGGGGTACCAATACATCTGGCTCAAACTTTAATGACTATATTTCAAAGGTTATTTCAGAGAAAGAGGAGAACAAATGATATTTGTAATTAATAGCCTTAAATACGATACTGATAAAATGGAGTTAGTATCAACAAAATGTAAATATTCGTATTCGAGTACACTATTTAATGCGATAGTACATTACAGTGGCAGAACCGTAAAGATACTTAAAAGTTTAAAAAATCATTGGCTTTTGACATATGAAACAGATTACAAAAACTGTGCTGTAGCATTATCTGAAGATGAAGCTAAGGTATATCTTATGAAATATGATGTGGAAGCATACGAAAAATATTTTGGAGAATTAGAGGAAGCGTAAATGATTGAAATTATTAAACCCGGAACCAAAGAGAAAATCAGTTGCAAATCGTGTGGATGTTTATTCAGTTATGAAAAAGAAGATATAGAAATCGGGCATCCACATAATTTGTATCCTTTGGCTACAGAAATCAAGTATATAACTTGCCCACAGTGTAACGAAAAAATAGAATTGAAGGCTACAAAATGATTAAATTAATAGTAGATGGATATTGTGAAAACTGTCCTGAATTTTGTGCCAATGCAGAAAAACATATACATACGCCGGTGAATTACGGATTACTAATACGGTAATTACGTGCGAGCATAGAAACAGATGTAAATGCATAAAAGACATGATACAAAAAGAAAAAGTGAGGTAAGGCAATGATTAAACTAGAAGATCTATTATTAACCACATACTGTGACGTGGCTATTATGGATAATACATGTCCTGCGATTGTAATTGATTACGAACATGATACATGGAAACATTTTTCAAAAGACTTCTTAGATAGAGAAGTTAAAAAAATCGACGCTTACAACGATAGAGTCAGAATTTGGCTAGAAGAGGAGGTCACGAAGAAATGATTAAATTAAAACACACAGTTCTGGCGAGTCCGGAGCAGATGGAGTTTATTATTGAGGGTATGCGAAATCCGACGAATAGCTGGGAGAATAGCGATAGTAAAGTATGCAATTATATGTCTAAAGGATATTGCGATGCTTGCGAAAAACAGGATAATTGTGCGACATGTAGAGAAGAAACTGATTTTTATTTAGGAGGTATGGATGAAGAACTAATGCAGCGTCTCTCAAATGCCGGTACAGATCATAGAAAATTTATGAGAATGATGCCGGTGTATGTGAGAATTACAGCACCTTTATATTGGTGGAAAGAATTTGATACTTACAAGGTTGGCACTGTTGCTAATAGTTGCAGTACCCCGCACACAATTGCTGAGAAAGAGTTTACGGTAGAGGATTTCTCAACAGATCAGTTATGTGAAATTGGTAGTGAAGATATTGCATTGCTCGGTGAGGAAGCACCTTATTATAAGCATCGATTCGAACTTGATATTTGTTCAGAATTAAATTTTGCTAGGAGATTATATCTTGCTGCTGATAAAAAATTGAAGAGAGCTGACTTGACAGACTCGGAAAGAAAACATGTAACAGCTCAACGTAAAAAATACTGGTGGCAGATGATTCAGCTTCTTCCGAGCAGCTATAACCAGACTCGTAATGTCATGATGAATTATGAGGTGCTGGCGAATATTTACAAGTCTCGCAAGGACCATAAGCTGGACGAATGGCGAGAATTCTGTAAGTGGATTGAGACTCTTCCATATTCTGAGTTGATTTTGTCCGCGTAAATAACATCTCCTATAATGAAAGGAGAGTGATTTATTATGTTAGATGATAATGATTTTGACTTATTTGACGCGTTAGAAGCTATATCATTGATGGACGATTACGAATTTGAAAAAACTAGACTCGAATTTGAAAACGATGGATATATTTTAAAACGTGACAAAAATGGTAACACCAGCATAACAGTCAAGAAAAAGTAGTATGTGTACAAAGGCTCAGAGTAAAATCTGGGTCTTTTCTTTTTTATATTTCGCGAAAAATATTGACTACAGAAAGGGGTTTAATAGCCTATGAGAGTATATTTTTACGACATTATGAAGGACGAAACTGTAATTAAGCTTAAGAAAATCAAGACAAAAGACTTTCCAAGCTTAAAATATAAAGGATTAATAAATCCAGAAGTTGTAGCGGATTTCATGGATGCCGCATATGATGCTAAAAATCTTGTCGAGGAACATCTTTGGCTGATATGTTTAAGCACTAAATTAGTGCCAAACGCTATATTTGAAGTATCGCGTGGCGGTATGACTGACGCATATTGCAGTCCGGCGTCTATATTTCAGAGAGTATTATTAACCGGGGCAAGTGGATTTATAATCGTGCATAATCATCCATCGGGAAACGTATACCCATCGCAATATGACAATGATACTTTTAATGATATACACAAATTAAGTAAAATGATGAATCTTGATTTTTGGGATAGTATTATTATTGGCGATGAAAAACCATATTCTTATAAATGTGATTGCGAGGACTGGAACGATTAACAGAAAGGAAAATATTATGAAAAAATTATTTGTAAGCGTACCTATGAAAGGTAGAACAGAGGAAGAAATTAAAGCTAGTATTCAGAAGATGAAGAAAATTGCTGAGGTATACGAAGGTGAAGAGTTAGAGCTTATTGATAGCTATGTTGAAGATGATCCACCAAAGAATGTACATTCACCAGTATGGTATCTTGGCAAATCACTTGAGAAGTTATCTGAGGCTGATATTTTCATTGGAATTGAAAACGACTATGATTGGAATGGCTGCTACACTGAAAGAATGACCGCAAATAGATATGACATTAAATCATACCATGTTCCAGCAGATTGTGTAATAGACAATTATGGGGAAGTACACAAAAATGCGGACGTAGTGGTACAATGTTAAACACTAAAGCATGTCGATTCTGGTGGAGAGGAAAATGTATGCTTGGCAATAAAAAGCCTTGCGTGCATACTCTCTGCCCGGATTGGGAAAGTAAGTATATTTACCCGGTTAGAGAGACTTGGATTAGGGAGGGAAAATGAAAGAAAGAATCATAGAATTTCTATCCAGTATTATTGCAGCTGTTGGATTTGGTATTACACTAATTGTTGTATTTTGTATATTTTGGGGCGGGATTTCATTATGTGTGTGGCTTGTGTTGGCTCTATTTGATATTACAAGAAATATTATGACAGCTGCTATTATAGGACTGGCATTTGCATTATTGTATATTGTTATGCAGCGGTAAGTAGAAAAGGTAAAATCGCGGTAAATACATGGCCTTTAGTGAAAGGAGAGTGATACTATGTTTAAAAAATATTTAAGAAAGAAGCAATACGCAAAGATAAAAACACATATCGAAAACAAGATATTATTGATTCAGGAATTAATAGATCTTATTCCTGATGATAAAGCAGATGGATATGAAGATATGAGTAAAAAATGTTATATTGCTCAAAAAGTATCATTAAGGGAAGTATTGCGATTTATTGAAAACGAGGAGAGCCAGTCCTAAGACCGACTCTTTCTTTTTTTTTTATTTTGTTAAGGAAAATGGAGGCGACAGTATGAAAGTATGCAAAGTAATTCCTGATCACTCGATTTGCTCTCAGTGTTTAGACATATCTGACATGTCAGACGTAATTCCTGATTACAAAGCATGTAAATTAAATACTGGTACTTATGAATTATTGCAGATTGGAACTGGATTTTGGAGCGGGGATTATGCAATGGTTCAAAAAGATGGAAAAATTACAAAAGTAGCATTATGCCGTGTTTATGACGTAAAGGAGAAATAGATGATTGGATATATATTGATATGCACTGCAATAATCATATTTTGCTGGTTTGTTTTGGGTGCTACGGATTTTACTGTAAAAGAAAACATAATACACTCTTTGGTTTCAGAAGCAATATTTTTAATTATTTGCTTTGGGAGTTATTTATTAGCAGGAGGAATATAAATGATAGAACTTTTAAAATTGTGTGCTGAATATCCTATTGAATTTAACGTATGCTATGAGCCATTTCTGAGTGCTTTTGTTATTAAGTCCCGAAACCTTGAAACAAATATGGCAGTAAACATACGTATTAGTACTTCCGAAATTGAATTGGTACCATCAGAAATAATTAGTCGGCGCATCATAGACCAAGTACGAAAAAGTCTTATAGATTGTTAGGAGGAGAAATAGATGAGAGATAAACAATATAAATGGGAGTGCATATTCACAGATGCAATATTAAGCGAACTAAAAGTATGGAATTATAATGAATTGGCAGACTATTTTATCACTATTATACAAAAACGCTGTAATTTAGTCGACCCGGATAAACATTACTGCTTGGAAGTAGGCAAAAAAATAAATGATTTCATACAAAACATGCCATCAAAAGAGATAGCACGAATACCGCGTGTAACTATATGCAGTAATTTATCATTATGTGACAATGAGTTTCGTATTATGGAAAGAGTAAAAAATGTAGACCGATTTGATACTGATGATGTTGGAAAGGTTCTTAGCTATGATATTTCAAATAAAATATGTGTCGACCCAAATCCTATATCGCCAGAACACTATAAAAGACTAAGCCCTGAGCCGAAAGATGTTATTCGAAGCTGGGGCTTAAATTTTAATCTTGGTTCGGCGGTTAAGTATATTTCAAGGGCTGGACATAAGGATGATATTATTTAGGATTTGAAGAAAGCTCAGCAATTTATACAGTTTGAGATTGATTATTTGGAAGGAGATAAAGAGTAATGAGCGTACATTATATTTTAGACATGATATTTTTAATCATGTTGATTGGGATTGCAGGGTGGTTGATGGTGGATTTGTTACTTAAGTTAACTCATAAGATTCGTCGTCATATTCCTCCTGCAGCGGTGCCTAAAGCTAAATGCCATTGCTGGGACTGTAGATTTAGGTCTAGTAGATATTGGTGCACTATATGGGGCAAGGGAATATTTTTAGATGACTTTTGCAGCTATGGAGAAAAGAAAAAAGATAAGAATAAGTAAGAGTCGCGCAAAAACATGGCCTTTAATGACACGATATAACACATATTTAAGGAGGTCATATATTATGAAAACAATAGAAGGAATTATGAAAGCGACTGGGTGTGATTCAAAAACGGCGAAAATTTTATTTAATGAATTAACTAAATTGCCAGAAGAAATTGGAAATTTTATGTCTGATCATTTAGATGTCGTAGACGCAGTTGATGCGGTGGCAATAGGGATTGACAGGCTTATTGAGCATTCAAAATACGATGGCAGAATTATAGTTAAGCAGGTAAATAAAGATTTTCCAAAATTGCTAGATGGCACACCAAATTGCAATTATATAGTATATTCTTTTATTTGTGGAGAAATTGAAAGAATCAGGAAATACGTGTATTAATGTTAATGAAAGACTTAGTGTAGAAATACATTGAGTCTTTTCTTTTTTTTTTCGGAAAGGATGAGTAATATGTATGATATTTATATTATAGGAACTTTGTCCCGATTTGATGAGGTTCAAAAAGCAGCTTTGCATTATCTCAGTTTAGGTTATTCAGTGGCTATAGTTAGACCACAGTCTGACAAATCAAAAGAAAAACTCATAGCTGAATGTTTTAAAAGCATTGAAAAATGTAAGAAAATTGTTGCTGTTCCGCATGAGGACGGCACTTTGGGAGATGGCACCCTATACGAAATAACATACGCTAATAAGCTGGGAAAATGTGTCAGTATATGGAAAAACGGACCAGTAGCAGATTGCTTAGAAAAAGCAGTCCGTGATAAAAAGGAGAATAATTCATGAACAATACAACAAAAATCAGAATAATGTCTTATGCATCGCAGCCAGATAAGGATTACAACTATGACGGTGACTATGTGGACTTTGAAGGTAAGCGATATTGGGTTTGCTTACGAACGGAAACTGTTGAGTTTGTTGGAAATTTGAAGGCGAGTAAGTGATGAATAAAGTTATATTTTACAGAAAGGAGAAAACAGATGATTAAAGCGCTACGATGGATTGCAGGGATAATATTTATTAATGCGTTGTGTGGGCTATTGCATTTGCATTCATATAACCCAGATTGGTGGATATTGACAGTTAGTTTTTATTTTATTTTAGGATTTACGGAGGATTGATTTATATGGCAACAAAATTTGAGAAGCGTATGGAGAAGCATATGGCCAGTATTGATAAGAGCTTGGTTAGCATTTCTAAGTCATTAGCGAAAATTGCTAGGGCAAAAGAGGAGACACAGGCTAAATCAAACAGAGAAATGGTTAGAGAGTCATTGGACGTATTTGATAACTTATCAAAATTGTCCAGTACGAAGCTATTATAATAAGGAAGAAAGAGGTGCAAGTAATGAGTTTTCAGGATGTATTAAACGTAGCAATTGTTATGATTTTGGTGTATTTATGCTTAAGCGGGCTTGTTGGGAGGATTTGTAAGTCAATTGAGCTTACTGCAATTGTCAAGTGCATTGGCGAGATGAGCAAGAGTTGTGATAACGGTCCTGCTAAAGATATTTTTGTGGAAATGTCAAAGTTTTTGAAGAAATAATCAAATTTAGGGCTTGTTGAGATAAAGTCCATATAATGGTGTAAATTACAAATTTATATAAAAAAGAGCCGAGAGCTCATCTTTCAGTTATAATTAAGTTACCACACAAAAACATAATTGAAAGGATGAAACTCATGGCTCAATTACATTTTACATTAGATAGTGATTTTTTTGTAGGACTTTTTTCAGAAACTAAGGATGAAGCTTTTGGCAAACTTATGGAAGCTTTACTTAATCAGGTTCTTCAGGCTGAATCTACTGAACAGCTTGGAGCAAGTAATTATGAACGATCTCAAGAACGTTCTGATTATAGAAATGGAGTTAGGACAAGAACATTAACCACCCGTATTGGAAAGATTGAATTACAGGTTCCAAGACATCGTAATGTTCCATTTAAAACTTCCTTGTTCGAAAATTATCAGCGTAATGAACAGGCTTTAATTACAACAATGATGGAAATGGTTGTGCAAGGCGTATCAACCAGAAATATCAAAAAAGTAACTGAAGAGCTTTGTGGAGAGTCTTTTTCAAAATCTGCTGTTTCTGAAATCTGCAAGGAACTAGATGTACCTGTTAAGCATTTCAAGGAGCGCTTATTGCCGGAACACTATCCGTTTATTATTGTTGATGCGATATATTTAAAAGCTCGTGAAGATCATCGTGTTAAATCAAAAGCGTTGTTTGTTGCAATTGGAATAAACAATACCGGACACAAAGAAGTCCTGGGGTTTGAAGTTTATGATTCAGAGAAAGTGAACACCTGGAGAGACTTTTTTGAAAATCTTAAAAGTCGCGGTTTGCGCGGTGTAGATATTGTAATATCTGACGCACACGCGGGGCTTGTTGACGCAATAAAGGAGAGTTTCTCTGGCTCTTCATGGCAGCGATGTCAGGCTCACTTTACAAGAAACATCATAGATAAGTGTCCTAAAAAATACAGCACTGGTTTAGCTTCTGAGTTACGAGACATGTTTAACGCAGCTACTATTGAAGAGGCACGTCGTTTAAAAGAATCTATATACGATGAATATCAGGATGTTGCAAATGAAGCAATGACTGTCCTTGATGAAGGATTTGAAGATAGTATTACCATCATGGCACTTCCCTCAAAATATCGTATAGCATTAAGAACCAGCAACATAATAGAACGCGAGAACAGAGAAATCAGAAGACGCGAAAAAGTTATTCAGATTTTTCCTAATACGGAATCTATTATTAGATTAATTGGTGCAGTCCTTCAAGATGATCATAATGAATGGAGTGTAGGTCATAAAATCTTTGATATGAAAGAGTACTATGATAAACTAAGCTCCATTCAGTCAAATCTCTTGAATATAAAAGTAGCGTAGATAAAACCACATAACTGAAAGATGAATTTACACACAAATTTGGACTTGACTCTTGTTGAAAGAAACAGGTCCTATTTTTTGTGATTTTTACTAAGAAAAGGAGGAAATTATGATTCAGACAGTACTTTTAATACTATATTTAGCGATTGGATTTGCAATTATAAGTGGTTTGGCTGCATTTGAAGTTGAAATTAGTGAATTTGTGTTCATAGTTACAGTATTTTTATGGCCTTTGCTTATTGTTTTTGGCATTATTGCACTAATTATGTGGCTATTTATTATGGCAGGAAACAAAATTGGCGAGTTTTTAAGGAGAAAATTTGATCATGAAAAGTGATATTACAGGGCCGTATTTGAAGGTAAATGGCAAAATTAGGGGTTATTGTGAGCTTTGTGGCAGGGAAGTTGGGCTGGATGAGCAGGGAAACAAGTGTCCATTATGTGGTGCAGAGCTATATTATGAGCCAAAAGTGTATGACATGTATAAATATGGGCAGAAAATTGATGATATCTGCGAAAAGGAGGACAAATAAATGGGCAGGAAAGGTAAAACTAACGTATATGAGTCTGGAAAAGCTGAGGATGGTTGGTCATCTTCGGTCGCTGAGAAGCGAAATGGTGCTATTTTGAATGCATATTTGGCAGTAAAAAGGGTCACTGAGACTTGTAAAATTGGTGATTTAGTGGCTGTTTCATGCGGAAAACAGTATCCAGGAGGCAGTAAAATCGACGTCGAAAGCCAGAAATTTAAGGGTTATTTGATAGGAGAATACCCTCGATATTTTAGGATTTTGGTGCATGGAAAAGGTGGAGATTACGTCAGATGCGTTAACAAAAATGACCTGATTGCTGGCGATTTACGTATCAAAAAGTTGTGCGGGAAACCGTTTTTGATGCCGGTTGTTGAGTGATTTTTGTGGACATTTTTGGCCATTTTTACTGAAAATTAGTGTTTTTAAAAGTGGCCATTTGCCCACTTTGGTGGCCACAAGGGTAAATTGAAAAGTTGAAAAATGACCATTTTGGCCACTTTGCCCACCTTCTGCCCGCTTTTAAACACCAAAGTGGCCACAAATAAATCCAGTATTTATGCGGGTTTGAGGGGTGTTGTGGCCATTTGCCCACTTTTTTTCTTTAATCGGACAAAAAAATTGAAAAATATTATATATATGTAATATTTTACCTATATAGAAATAAAATGGGCTTTAAAAGTGGGCAAACGGCCACAAGCATATTTTAAGGAGGTAAAACCAAATGGATGAAGATATTTGGCGCAGACTCATATGCTACTGCGATGATGAGTATATTTCACGAATAAAAGCATATTCTTTAAATTGGCAAGAAGCGTCCATTACGTTTCAATTCTATGACGGCACTTATGAAATATTTTATTACATGGAGGAGACGTGGTTCAAGATAGGCAAGCTTCCAATGAGTAAAGAGAAGATGAACGAATATTTTGGACACAAGTTACAAAAGTATATGTACATGCATGCCATGACACAACACCGGTTAGCAATTGCGTCTGGAGTTTCGCAAAAACAAATTAGTGAATATATTAATGGCGTACGCATTCCTAACTTCTATACAATTTCTCGATTTGCAAATATTCTGCATGTTTCGACTGACGTATTTAGATTCCGTTTTGAGAATCCAGTTAAATTTGAGCCACCAAAAACGGAACCACAATCGCGTAAAAAACATAGATTATAGTGAGAGGGTGACCATAGTTGGTTGCTCTTATTTTTTGTGGGCATAAAAACGGAACCACAATCGCGTAAAAAAAACACTCACTATAGTGAGAGGGGTGACTGTATATCGTGGTTACTCTTATATTATTGTGGGTATAAAAACGCACACACTATAGCAAAAAGGGTGACCATAATTGGTCGCTCTTATTTTTTTACGCACGCACGAAAGGAGTTAATTATGTTAGAAAGCAAATTCCAGTCAGGTCTGATTAAAGAAATAAAATCCAGATATGACGGATGCGTTGTTATGAAGAATGATGCAGGGTATAGACAAGGTACCCCGGACCTTTTAATTCTCCATAACGACAAGTGGGCTGCCCTTGAGTGCAAGCAATCGAGCAAAGCAAGTCATAGACCAAATCAAGATTATTATGTGAACAAATGGAACGATATGTCTTTCGCAAGATTTATCTATCCAGAGAATAAGGAGGAGATATTAGATGAGCTTGATGATGTATTCGGACATGCTAAAAGGTAAGCATGCCAAACTTCCACCAAGTCAGGCAACTCGTTGGGCAACAAAGAATCTGACACCCGATGATATTTTCAGAATGATATGTTCTGGATACGCTCAGGAAGTCGGAACTTTAATTCACGAGTATGCAGAGAATGCAATTAGATATCGTATTAAGATACTAAAGTCTGATAAGAAGGAAGTACGTAAGCATCTGCTGATTCACGGAATACCTGAAAACGTAGTCGCGTATTACGTTGACCGTATATTCCCGAATCTTATGACTTACACAAATGATGCTATTGGATTCCGCATGGACACGGAAGTTCCAGTATCATATTCTGCAACACCTTTAGCAGAGTTTAAGAGCCGCGGTAAGCTACCACCTATATTTGGTCATGCTGACGCGCTCAAATTCTCAAAGAATAAACTCATGATATTTGATTTAAAGACTGGACTGTCACCTGTTCATATTGAACAGCTTCTGACATATGCCAGTCTTTATTGTTTGCAGGAAAAACTTAAACCAGGCTGCATAGACATTGAACTGAGAATTTATCAGAACAATGAAGTGTCAGTCACAATACCAGAGGCTGACGATATTCTGCCTATTATGGATAGAATCGTAGCTTATGACAAGATGTTAACAAACTTTTTGATTTCGGAGGAAATGTGAAATGGAACAAGAGCTAATGCACTATGGCACTAAACAGCCTTATGATGGTTCGCCAACAGGTTCTGGTAGATACCGTAAAGGTTCCGGTGAAAATCCTCAGAGATCAAAAGATACATTGGGTTACATCAAAGAGCTTCAAAAAGAAGGCATGACTGAAAAAGAAATAGCCCAATGCATGGGAGTGTCGACAACTAAACTTAGAGAGTTAAAAGCTAATGCTGTAGCTCAGGAACGAGCTAACAATATCAGGCAGGCCCAAACTCTTAAGGAAAAAGGCTACAGCACTTCTGAAATAGGCCGTATAATGGGCAAGAATGAATCATCAGTTAGAGGATGGTTAGATGAGAAGGCCAAAGAAAAGGCAAGCCTAACTAAGACAACTGCTGATGTGCTTAAGAAGAATGTTGATGATAAAGGATATATTGATATTGGTTCTGGTGTAGAAATCGATATGAATGTATCAGCAACAAGACTTAAGAATGCAGTTACCATGCTGACGGACCAAGGATATGTAACTCATGAAGTAAAAGTACCTCAGGTTAGCAACCCGGGAAAGTACACAACTGTTAAAGTATTAGCACCTCCTGGAACAGAATGGTCCGATGTTATTCATAACCCAGACAAGATCCATACTGTCACTGAATATTCAAGAGATGGCGGTGCACACTTTGATGTAGTTCGACAGCCTACAAGTATCGACGGTAAGCGAGTAATGATTCGCTATGCAGAAGATGGCGGTATTGATAGAGATGGAACAATCGAAATCAGACGAGGTGTTGATGATATTTCTTTAGGTAATTCTAACTATGCACAGGTTCGTATTATGGTTAACGGAACGCATTACCTTAAAGGTATGGCTATGTATTCACCAGATAAGATGCCTGACGGAGTAGATATCATATTCAACACCAACAAAAAGAAAGGTACACCACCGGAAGATGTCTTTAAGAAGATTAAAGATGATCCAGATAATCCTTTCGGAGCTTTGATAAAAGCCAACGGCCAACGATATTATTCTGACCCAAATGGAAAGTATGTCAAGGTTGGAGAGTCATATTCCGAAGCTACTAAATCTACGAAGAAAGATGAGCCTCGTTACAGCTTGTCACCAGTTAACAAGCTTAGAGAAGAAGGTGACTGGTCAGAGTATGCAAAGTCTTTGTCATCTCAGTTCTTATCTAAGCAGGACTTGCCTCTTATCAAGAAGCAGCTCAACTTAGCTTATGACGAGAAGAAGACACAATACAATGAAATCATGTCATTGCAGAACCCAGCTCTTAAAAAGACATTGCTGGAATCATTTGCGGATGACTGTGATGCCTCAGCGGTTCACTTGAAAGCTGCAGCCTTACCAAGGCAGGCTATGCAAGTAATACTACCAATCCCATCAATGAGTGATAAGGAGATTTATGCTCCAAACTATAAGAATGGTGAAAAAGTTTGCCTGGTTCGTTACCCTCATGGAGGAACGTTCGAGATACCAGAGCTCACAGTCAACAACAATCAAGCTAAAGCAAAGAAAGCATTGGGTAATGCAAAGGATGCTGTCGGTATTAACTCGAATGTAGCAGGTATACTGTCAGGTGCAGACTTTGATGGCGACACTGTCATGGTTATACCAGCAAATAATCGTGGTTCATCAGTACGAATTAAACATGATAAACCTCTTGAAGGATTGAAAGACTTCGACCCAAAGAAGTATAAGTACACGGATGAACAGCTTGCCAATGGTGCAAAGGTTATTACTTCTGCATACAAACAGAAGCAGATGGGTGTAGTATCAAATCTTATTACAGACATGACACTAAAGGGCGCACCAACAAATGAAATAGAAAGAGCTGTTAGACATTCAATGGTTGTTATTGATTCTGAAAAACATAAGTTGGACTACAAGCAGAGTGCAATTGATAACGGCATCGATGAACTTAAGAAGAAGTGGCAAAGTGGAGGCGGAGCTTCAACTATTATTTCAAGGTCTAAGTCAGAAGATAGGACAGTGCCAGAAAGAAAGGAAGGTAAGTACGTTACTGACCCGGTAACCGGCAAGACTACTAGACACTACATAGACCCCAAGACAGGAGAGAAACTGTACACCGAGACAGGGTCCACATATACCACCACTAAGACCCTAAAGAACGGGACTACCCAGGTAGTCACCTCCCTACGTACCACTTCGGTACCTAAGATGGAGCTGGCTAAGGATGCTATGGCTCTTGTTGGTGACAAGCATGATCAGAAAGAGTTAGCTTATGCGGACTATGCCAATAAGCAGAAGGCATTAGGTAATCAGGCTAGACTAAGCCTACTGAATACCCCTAGTGCCACCTACTCCCCTGAGGCTAAGAAGAAGTATGCTGAACAGTGCGCTTCCCTGGACGCCAAACTTAAATTAGCTTTACAGAATGCCCCTAAAGAACGCCAGGCACAGTTATATGCAAACATAATTGTGAAAGAAAAGAAGGAACAGAACCCTTCCCTGACAGACAAAGAAAATAAGGATCAACTTAAGAAAGTTAAATCACAAGCATTGGCCACAGCTAGAGCTACATATGGAGCTAAGAAGCCAAACATAGTTATTGATGATAAAGAATGGGAAGCCATTCAAGCAGGTGCTATAAGTAATAGTAAACAGTTACAAATCTTCAAGAATTGTGATCAAGATGCTTTAAAGCAAAGAGCTCTACCGAAACAAACAAATGCACTTAGTGATGCAAAGGTTAGTCGTATTAAGTCTTATAGTGCAAATGGATTCACTATTGCAGAGATTGCTGCTGCAATGGGCGTTTCAACAAGCACAGTTTCTAAGTACTTGTAATTAATGAAAGGACAAAGCAATGGAAACAGTTTCAAATGATTGGATGCTAACAACTTCCGACAATCCTTACAATCCTTTCACACAGTTTGATGAATGGCAAATGTTCGATTCGTTGCAAGGTTACAACACTTGTTCTTACTTAGATAGAATTTGTGTAACTTCTGACAATTTATCAAAGTCTTTTAATGATTCTGAAATTGATGAAGCAATGAATGAGATTCTTAAGTATGATTTGTTAGGAAATTATGTGAAAGTTAATAAAGAAACAGCACAAAAGTTTGCTGATTATGCAAAGAAAATGATGTATTCATCAGAAGAATCATCATAAACAAATAAAATTGAATATTATTACCTCTATCAGTAGTTTGGGACAGGTAAGTCCCGGCTTTGATAGGGGAGGGGGTCCTGAAAATTGACACCCCCTACTGCATCGCGGCCGTCTTAAAAAAATCTCCGGAGGGATATTTTTGAAAAGCAATTTGGACCCGGTGCATATTTTTCGTAGACATCTTTATAGAACATACAAGCTCTTATCGGTATTTTATCTCCTTTCATCTGGTACCCAGGTGCAAACAAGTTCACATAGCCTCTTTAAGCTCGAAAAAGAGGTATAAAACAGGTTTGTATGTTCTATAAAGATGTCTACAACTCTATATAAACATATGTGAACAATAGGAGATGAGATAGTAATGCCTAAAAAAGAAGACAGAAAACCTGCGGCTTCATTAGAAGAGCGGGAGAATCGTATGGTGGCAGCAGCTATGGACCTCGCAGAGAAGCAATTATTAGAAGGAACAGCATCAGCTCAGGTCATTACACATTTTTTGAAGATAGGTTCTTCTAAAGAAAGACTTGAGCGAGACATAATGGGTGAACAGAAAGATTTAATAAGTGCAAAAACACAGGCGTATAAGTCGGCAGATGAGCAATTGAATATGTACAAGAACGCAATACGTGCAATGGGCATATATTCTGGTGAAGACGACCCAGGAGACGACATTGATATATGAAAACATATTCAGAGCTTATACAACTTTCAACTTTTGAAGAGCGCTTAGCATATCTTTCTTTCAAATCAGTTATTGGACACGAGACCTTTGGAGGAAGCAGATGGTTAAACCAAACTTTCTACAGGTCTCCAGAATGGAAGCATTTCCGGCGTAATGTTATATTGCGTGACAATGGATGTGATTTAGGTATTGACGGTTTTACGATATACAACGGAATTTATATTCATCATATTGAACCTATAACTCCTCAAGACATACAAGCAAGGAATTTGGAGAAATTACTGAATATGGATAATGCTATATGTTGCTGCCTCAACACTCATAATCTAATTCATTATGGAGATATTTCAAATGCTGTTATTGCACCTATAGAACGAACACCAAACGATACCTGTCCATGGAAACAATAGGAGATACGACAATGAATGATGTTTTAATAGAAAGCATTTTAGGTTCTGTAAAGAAGCAGGTCAATGTAGCTCCGGAATGCACAAGCTTTGATGAAGACTTAGTTATGTACATAAATGCACAGCTTGCAATATTAAATGATATTGGAATTGGAACAGACGGATTCGCAATTTCCGATGACACAAGCACATGGGCAGACTTTATACCGGACAACGTGGCCTTGGCTAATTTAGCAAGAACATACACAGGCACAAAAGTAAAAATCATATTTGACCCACCAACGAGCTCGATAGTTTTGGAAGCAAGTAAAAACTATGCTACAGAACTTGAATGGCGAATGAGTGAAAAAGTCAAATTGTTACAGGAGGAATAAATGTGGCAATACAATTACGACGCACTATTAGCTCCTGATGAACTGGAGCATTCTGGACGTAAAGGTATGAAATGGTATCAACATATTTTTACAAAAAAAGATGGAAGCTTGAATTATCTGGGTAAACGAAAAGCCAAGAAAATGAAGGATAACTATACCAATCTAACAGGCAAGCAGCTTCGTAGGAATCCAACAAAAAGCAAAGGATCTAAACCAGTAAACGAAATGACCGATGCTCAGATTCGTAAAAGAATTGAACGTATCAGACTTGAAAACGAATTAAATAGCTTGCAACCAGCCAAAGTTTCAAAAGGTAAAGCAATTACACAGAAATTAAGTAGAAACTTAACGGATATGGCTATTGAACGCGGAACACGGATACTTGGCGATTACGTTGAAAAGAATGTGAGGAACAAGTTAGGTCTTAATTCTCAGTCCACTAAATCCCAATCTCAAATACTTGCAGATAAGGCTAGAGATTTAGAAAATCAGTGGAAAATCATTGAAAATCAAAGAAAGATTGACAATGCCAAAGCTCGTTCTGCAGCAGCGACCCAACAACAGTCTGAGAAGAATAATCAACAGCAATCGAATTCTCGAAAAGAAGAGCAGAGTAATAAGCATGAAACAAACAGAACAACGTCTCAGCACACAAACTCTGATGATATTCTTAGAGGTACTGTTGAAGACATTCCATCTGGAACATGCGAGACTGGAAGACAGTATATAGCATACTTGCTAGAAGATAAACATAGGTAGGTGAACAATAATGGCATTATCTAATACGGCTGTACCTTACTATTACGGCCAATTTAGAGATGCTGTAATTAGAGGTGAAATCCCGATATCTAATGAAATCGCCATGGAAATGCAACGAATTGACGAACTAATCGCTGATCCGCAATATTACTATGACGACAAAGCGATAAACGGATTTATAGCTTTCTGTGAGAACGAGCTGGTTTTAACAGACGGTTCAGACTTACACTTACTTGACTCGTTCAAACTTTGGGCAGAGTCTATATTTGGCTGGTATGAGTTTGTAGAGAAAACTATACCGGAGCCAGATGGTCGAGGCGGCATGCACTATGTCACTAAGACAATCAAGAAGCGACTCATTAAAAAGCAATATTTAATTGTTGCACGAGGAGCCGCTAAATCAATGTATGCATCATGTATACAAAACTATTTTCTATGTATTGACAAAACTTCATCGCATCAGATTACAACAGCACCAACTATGCCTCAGGCAGAAGAGGTTATGTCACCAATTCGTACTGCAATCACTCGTTCAAGAGGCCCGCTGTATACATTTCTTACAGATGGTTCAATCAACAACACAACAGGTTCAAAAGCCAACAGGCAAAAACTCTGTCCTACAAAGAAAGGAATTCAGAATTTCCTGACTGGTTCACTACTTGAAGTTCGTCCAATGACAATTGATAAGCTTCAAGGATTGCGAGTAAAAGTTGCAACAATTGATGAGTGGCTTTCTGGTGATGTAAGAGAGGATGTAGTTGGAGCAATTGAGCAGGGAGCAGCAAAAGAGCAAGGTGGAGGAGCAAATGATGACTATCTGATAGTAGCTATCAGCTCAGAAGGAACTGTCAGAAATGGTTCCGGTGATACAATCAAAATGGAGTTAATGAGCATCCTTAAAGGTGACTATAAAGCTCCACATACTTCTATTTGGTGGTACAAGCTTGATGATATTAAGGAAGTTAACGACCCACGTTATTGGATGAAAGCAAATCCTAACATTGGTATCACTGTATCTTATGAGACTTATCAGTCCGATGTAGAGAAAGCAGAAGCCAATCCTGCAGCAAGGAACGATATTCTCGCAAAACGTTTTGGTATACCAATGGAAGGCTATACATATTTCTTCACTTATGCTGAAACACTTGTACATCGGAAGAGAAGCTATTGGCAGATGGCGTGTTCTATGGGAGCTGACATGTCCCAGGGCGATGACTTCTGTGCATTTACATTTATGTTCCCAATTGGTAATGGACAGTTTGGAATTAAGACACGTTCTTATATTACAACCTTATCATATTCGAGATTACCAAGAGCGCTTAAAGATAAATATGATGAATTTATTGCTGAGGGCAGTTTGATAGTTATGGAAGGAACAATCCTTGACTTAATGAATGTCTTTGATGATGTAGATGCTTATATAACTAAGAATGAGTATGATGTTCGATGCTTTGGATATGATCCATATTATGCAAAGGAATTTGTGGAAAGATGGGAAAGAGAAAATGGTCCATTTGGTATAGAGAAAGTGCAGCAGGGAGCGCGAACAGAGTCCGTTCCACTAGGTGAGTTAAAGAATCTTGCTGGTGAACGAATGCTCTTATTTGATGAGCAAATTATGTCGTACACAATGGGTAATGCTATTACTCTTGAAGATACAAATGGTAACCGTAAGCTTTACAAGAAACGAAGAGAACACAAGATTGATAACGTTGCAGCTATGCTTGACGCATTTGTGGCATACAAGCGCAATTTAGATGCATTTTAGGAGGAATAAATAGAAGTAAAGCCCATACTTAATCTAAGTACAGGCTTTTATTGCTCGATAATCTTCATATAAAATTTTCTCCATAAAACAGTTCACATATATTCAATTGCATTATTCATCAATAATTTGTTGAATTTTTGATGGCTTATCTAAGAAATCCTCAAGTTTTAGACAGCAATACATTAAAATATTAAGGCCGGCAAATTTAAGAATTCCATTGAGCTCGGCATTATCGACAATATTTTTTATACCGCCATTAATATTAATGTTATGCATTAATGCTGCATTGCCGCGTACAATTTTGCCAGCATCATTTTTATATGCGGCAGTTAATCGTTTAACGTTCATACTTTCATACTCCTTTCTATGTTATTTGAAGACTCTAATATCTCCATAATCAATCATAGCCAAATCACGTGAGTATGTCAATACTATATTTTTAAGGAAGGATAAATTATGTGGCAATATGAAACATTAAACCCAGACGAGCTTATGCACTATGGCAAGCTTGGTATGAAGTGGGGCGTACTTCATGGACACTCTGATAAAGTATATGCCAAAGCATCACGAAAACTAGAAAAGCTTGATAATAAGGTTCAAAAGTATGCTAAGAAAAAATATAAGCATGCCAATCCTTTAATAAGGACTGAAATTTCTGATGATTTATACAGACAATCTGCAAGAAAAGAAGATAAATATAAATCTAAAGCACAGAAGTGGGCTAAAAAAGTATCGGAAGTTTTAGGTAGTGAATCGGTTGAATCCATGGTTAATTCACAAAATGTTGCTATAGGCAAAAAATACATTAGCAACATAATTTAATAAATAATTCAAAATGGTATCAGAATCCGTAAGGGTTCTTTTTTTTATACCAAAATTTAAAGGAGAAAAGAAATGGCATTATCAGTAGGCACACGTTTGAAACATGCCTGGAACGCATTTTTAAATAGAGCACCAACTCAATACAGAGATATTGGAAATGGCTCAGGAATAAACCCAGGGCGAGCCAAGTTTACAAGAGGAAACGAACGCTCGATTATCAATTCACTTTTCAATCGTATTGCGATGGATGTGGCAGCGCTAGACATTAAGCATTGCCAATTAGATTCAAACGAACGATACAAAAGCACCATATCGTCAGGTCTTAATGATTGCCTGACACTGAGTGCAAACATCGACCAAACCGGTAGAAATTTAAAGCAGGATATTGTTATGTCCATGTTTGATGAAGGTGTCGTAGCTGTCGTACCAGTAGATACAACCGATGACCCGAATAATACAGACAGTTACATTATTGATACTATGCGTACCGGAAAAATTGTTGAATGGTATCCACGCCATGTAAAAGTTCGATTATACAATGACCGAACCGGGCATAAGGAAGAAGTTATTTTACCGAAGTCTGACGTGGCCATTATAGAGAACCCATTCTATGCAATCACGAATGAACCAAATTCATCAGTTCAACGACTTATCAGAAAGTTAAATCTGTTGGATGTAATTGATGAGCATAATGGTTCAGACAAGCTCGACCTTATCATACAGCTTCCATATACGGTTAAAACCCCGGCAAAGAAAGCTATGATAGAGGAACGTCGAAAAGAGATTGAAGAGCAGTTAACTGGTTCAAAGTATGGAATAGCATACCTTGATGCAACAGAGCACATAACCCAGTTAAATAGGTCTTTGGAGAATAATCTCCTTAAACAAATCGAGCTACTTATCAACATGGTGTACAGCCAGTTGAGTATTACAACGAGTGTAATGGATGGCACTGCAGATGAGCAGACCATGCTCAATTACAATAACAGAACTATTGAACCTATCGCATCTGCAATCGCAGACGAGTTCAAAAGAAAGTTCTTATCTAAAAATGCAAGAACTAGAGGACAAACGATCATGTTCTTTAGGGATGCTTTCAAATTAGTTCCAGTTAACAATATTGCAGATATTGCAGACAAATTTACACGTAACGAAATCATGTCTACCAACGAGATGCGTGCTGTTATCGGTATGAAGCCGGTTGATGACCCTCAGGCAGATGAACTTCGTAATAAGAATCTTAATCCGGGCGAAAACCAGGACTTTGCATCTACTACAGATGAAGACCCAGATGAAGATTACGACTATGGAACTGATTACTAATAAAACAAGGAGGAAAACATCAAAATGGGATTCAATCCAAATGATTATGACTTTGCAGGCTATGCAACAATGAATGACATTTTATGCAGCGATGGAAGAATCATTAAACGTGACGCATTCAAAGCTCAGGATGGCAGCCGTATTCCATTACTTTGGAATCATGACCATCAGAACATTAGTGATGTTATTGGACATGCCGATTTGGAAAATCGTTCTGACGGTGTGTATGCATATTGCAAATTTAATAACAGCGAAAACGCCAAGATGGCAAAAGAGATTGTCCAGCATGGTGATATTTCATCACTTTCTATTTATGCGAACAATCTTAAACAGATGGGTAACGAAGTTTTGCATGGCGTTATCAGAGAATTAAGTCTTGTCCACGCTGGAGCAAATGATGGCGCTCAGATTGACTGGGTATTAGCTCACAGCGATGACCCTGAGGCAGGTGAAGGCTTTATTTACAATGGCAATTTACCTATTACTCTCCTGTGTCATTCAGATGATAAGGCAAATGAACCAAAGGAAGGAGATACAAAAGTGCCAGATAACAATCCAAGTTCAGCTCAGCAGAAGAGCGACAAAACGGTAGAAGATGTCATTAATTCTATGACAGAAGAGCAGCAGAAAGTTTTATATGCACTAGTTGGAGCAGCTAGTGAAGGCGAATTAGACGACGATAACGAAGGAGGAGAACCAACCATGAAGCACAGCGTTTTCGACAACGACTACAATTCAGAGGAGGAGCTGTTACATTCAGCAATCATTAATGATGCAATCAAAGACGCTAAGAAGTATGGCTCAATGAAAGAGAGCTTCATCGAGCACGCAGCAGCAAATAACATCGAAGATATTAATATGCTTTTCCCTGAGCCAACAGAGCTCAATGTACCACCAACATTCATTAAGAAAGATGAGACATGGGTAAGTGATATTATGGGCTCAGTTCATCATGTACCGTTCTCAAGAGTAAAGACAACATTTGCTACTCTTGATGCTGATGAGGCTAGAGCAAGGGGTTACATTAAGGGTAACATGAAGAAAGAGATTGCTCTCGCTCTTCTTAAGAGAGTTACAACCCCTACAACTGTATATATCAAGTTAAAGATGGATAGAGATGATGTTGTAGATATTACTTCATTTGATGTAATCGAGTGGCAGCGTGCAGAGATGCGTAGCCAGCTTAATAAGGAGCTTGCACTTGCTATGCTTCTTGGTGATGGCAGAATTGCATCATCTGATGATAAGATCAATGAGCAGAACATCCGTCCTGTAGTATCTGATGAAGATATGTACACTATCAAGTACACAATTAAAGAGGGTACAGATTACAAGATCACAGGCAGCTCATACTCTGATAATGATTCAGTATACAAGGGAGTTATCCGTGGAGCTGTTAAGGCACGTAAGGATTACAAGGGCTCAGGAAGACCTACATTCTACACAACAGAGGATGTACTTACAAACCTTCTTCTCCTTGAGGACCAGAATGGACGTGTAATCTATGAGTCAGAGGAGAAGCTTGCAACAGCCATGCGTGTAAGCAAGATCGTAACAATTCCAGAGATGGAGAATTACAAAGATATTTACGGAATCATTGTTAACATGGCCGACTACACAGCTGGTGCTGATAAGGGTGGCGCAGTTAACACATTTGATGATTTCGATATTGATTACAACCAGATGAAGTACTTAATGGAGACTCGTATGAGTGGCGCTCTTACAACACCATACTCTGCAATCGTCCTCAAGAAAGCTGCAGCAGCTAGTAGCGGTACACAGGCAGCAGGTGGATCATCACAGACAACTGGTAAATAAAAAGTCTGAAATAATCAAAATGGGATACTAGGAGGCAACATGGGTAGATTTTATGGAAATGTCGGATTCAACGTACCGGGCGAAACAGCACCAGGAGTTTGGTCTGACTCATACATAGAGCATCATGCATATTTCGGTGATGTTACAAGAGATTATAGAAATCTCGAAACGTCTGGCTCTAGCGTTAACAGTAGCCCAAACTTGAACGCCATTATAGCAATTGTTGGGGATGAGTTCGCTTTTGAGCACATTCCTGACATGCGTTATGTGGAATATTTAGGTTCTAAATGGACTATTAAATCTGTTGAACCTAAGGACAGAAAACTAATCTTAACTATTGGAGGAGTCTATAATGGCGGATAGAATCACGCTACATAATAAACTGGTGGAGATTCTCGGCACAAAAAATGTATATTTTCAGCCTCCACCGAAGTTAAATTATCCTTGCATAAAGTACGAACTGGGAATCCAGAAACGTATACCGGCAAACAATAACAACTATATAAAGAAACAAGGATACACAATTACTCTTATTGATTATGACCCAGATAGCAAATTCAAGGACAAACTTGAAGAATTGCCGTATTGTGCTTTTGACAGGCACTTCACAACCTCTGGGCTTAATCACTTTGTATTCACAATATTTATTTAAGGAGGAAACCTAATAATGGCAGGTAAGAAATTAGTATGGGACCAGACAGGCGAGAGAGAGTTTGAGACTGGTGTCAGCAAAGGTGTACTTTACGTTGCTGAGGGCGGAGCTTATCCTAAGGGAGAGGCTTGGAATGGTCTTAGTAAAGTATCTGAGTCTCCAGAGGGAGCAGATGCTACAGCAGTATATGCCAACAATAAGAAGTACTTAAATCTTGTTGCAGATGAGCAGTACAAGGCTACAATCAGCGCTTACATGTATCCAGATGGATTCAAAGAATGCAACGGCGAGTCTTCACTTGGCGAAGGCGTTACAATCGGACAGCAGAAGAGAAAGACATTTGGATTCTCTTATCAGACACTTATCGGAAACGACACAGATGGAACAGATCATGGCTACAAGATTCATCTCGTATATGGCTGTACAGCAGCCCCGTCATCTGTTGATCATTCATCAGTTAATGAGTCACCTGAGGCAATCGAGATGTCATGGGAGATTTCTACTGTTCCGGTAGATGTACCAGGCTTCAAACCGACTGCAACCATTACAATCGAGTCGACAAAGACTGATGCAGCTACGCTCAAGAAGATTGAAGATATTCTGTATGGTTCAGAGACAGGAGAGGCTAGATTACCTCTTCCAGCAGAAATCATTACTCTTGTTGGAACAGCGAGTACTCAGCATTAATTGAAGTAGTCGACAGATAATCAAAATAGTGCTATACTGGCAATAGTTGATACATAGGAGGAACGTATTATGAAACTTATTTCACTTACATGTCCAAATTGTAATGCCAACTTGGACGATATAGACCCAAGCAGGCCGTTTTGCTATTGTCAGTACTGTGGCACTAAAATAGCTTTAGACGATGGCACTATTAGAAAAGAAACTCATATTTATGATGAGGCCAAGATTAAAGAAACAGAATCCTCAGAGCGAGTTAAAATGCGAGAAATGGATCTCGAGCGTGAACACTCTAAGCAAATGAATGCAATATTAAAATATGTTTTAATATTTGCAGCCGTATTATTTGTAGTCGGCATTATACTTGCTGCATTTGATGTTGAAATAGGTGGCGATATCATATTGTTTGAGATTTTAGCTGGTGTATGGGGAGTTATATTAAAATTGGCGCATGATAAAAAATAAATAAATTAATTGATTTACAGATCATCACTTCGATGGTCTGTTTTTTTTTTGCTTAAAATGAAAGGAGATAATTATTATGTTATGTAAAACAATAGAGTACGAGGATTTTCTCGGTAATAAACGTAAAGATGATTGCTACTTCAATCTTTCAGAAGCGGAAGTAGTAGAGATGGAACTTTCAACAACGGGTGGTTTGTCAGAGATGGCAAAACGTATTGTAAAAGCTAAAGATACTCCATCAATGGTAAAAATATTCAAGGAGCTTATTCTTAAGTCATATGGAGAGATTTCTCCAGATGGAAAACGATTCATGAAAACTCCTGAAATTTCAAAGGCTTTTGAAGAGACACCGGCTTACTCTAAACTGTTTATGGAATTAGTTGCAGATACCGATAAGGCAATTGATTTCTTTAATGGAATCACACCTGGCGACAAGGATACTGCAGAGATCAAAAAGCAGGCATTAGAGCAGCTCGAACAGTAATATGCTTACATTAACTGTCCCACCATCAGATGCAATTAGATTGTGGGATGAACAAAATGAAGTATTTTACACTAAACCGCCATTTAAAGGCGGAATTCTTAAACTAGAACATTCTCTAATTTCAGTATCTAAATGGGAATCCAAATGGTGCAAGCCATTCATAGATTCAAAGAAAACTAACGACGAGGTTTACGATTACATACGTTGTATGGCATTGAATGTAAACGAATCAGACCCAATCTTCGATTATTTATCCACTGAAAATCATGAAGCAATTAATAAATACTTAGAGCGTCCAATGACAGCTACAACTTTGCCAAAAGAAAGAGGCACAAGTAAAAAAATAATAACTTCAGAAGTTATTTACTATTGGATGCTTGAGCTTGGTATTCCTTTCGAATGCGAGAAATGGAATATCAAAAGATTGATTGTTCTCATTAGAGTTACTGAATTAGAAAGAAATAAAGGAACAAAGAAAGTGCCTCAACGTGACATGATATCTAAATATGCTGAGATAAATGCCAGAAACAGAGCGCGCTTTCATTCAAAAGGATAGAACTTGACATGATTACATTTAGACAAAAGGGAGATTTCTCAAAGCTTAATCGCTATTTCGAGAAGCTTAAAGAAGGGATCAAAATAGGGGATTTAGATAAGTATGGACGTGCTGGAGTTGAAGCATTGTCCAATGCAACCCCAAAAGACACTGGACAGACAGCAAGTTCTTGGTATTACGAGATAAAACGTTCAAATGGTTCAGTGTCTATACAATTTAAAAATTCGAATGTTCACGAAGGAGTGCCAATTGCCATTATTTTACAGTACGGTCATGGCACAGGAACCGGAGGCTGGGTAGAAGGAAGAGATTACATCAATCCTACTATTCAGCCTATTTTTGATGAAATAGCAAACAATGCTTGGAAGGAGGTTACTAGCGTATGAGTCAAACTGTAGATAATAAAGTTGTAGAGATGCGATTTGATAACGACCAATTCGAAAAAGGTGTCGCTACGAGTATGTCTACAATTGATAAACTCAAAGCTAAACTCAATTTTCAAGATGTAGATAAATCCCTCGGTTCACTTTCAGATTCTGCAAAAAAGGTGGACATGAGCACACTAGCAAATAGTGTTCAAAAAGTTAGTCTTCAATTTTCCTCATTACAAGTTATAGCTGGAACAGCTTTAGCTAATATTACGAACAATGCTGTAAATACTGGTAGGAAAATACTTTCTGCATTGACTATTAATCCTGTTAAGGACGGTATGTCAGAGTATGAAACTCAGATGAATGCTGTACAGACAATCCTTGCGAATACTCAAAAAGAGGGAACAAATGTTAAGATTGTAAATAAATATCTCGATGAATTAAATACTTATGCCGATAAAACTATTTACAATTTTACAGAAATGACACGTAACATCGGTACGTTCACAGCAGCAGGAGTAAAACTTGGCACATCAGTATCATCAATCAAAGGTATTGCAAACCTTGCAGCAGTATCAGGCTCTAGTGCTCAGCAGGCATCTACAGCTATGTATCAGCTTTCACAGGCAATTGCAGCGGGTAAAGTTCAGTTAATGGACTGGAATTCAGTTGTGAATGCCGGAATGGGAGGACAAGTATTCCAGGACGCATTAATACGTACTTCTGAGCATTTAAAAACAGGTGCCAAAGAAGCTATTAATACATATGGATCATTCAGAGAAAGCTTGACAAAAGGTGAATGGCTTACAACTCAGGTTTTAACAGAAACTCTTGACCAGTTTGCCACCGCAGCAGATACACAGGAAGAATATGAAGCTGCAGTAAAGAAATTTGTTGATGAGGGATATTCTCAAGAAGAAGCAGAGCAAATTGCAACAATGGCTAAGACTGCTGGAGAAGCTGCAACAAAAGTAAAAACATTCAGCCAGCTCATAGACACATGTAAGGAAGCATTGGGTTCTGGATGGACTACAACATGGCGACTTATATTTGGTGACTTCGAAGATGCTCGTAAACTCTGGACAAGTGTTAGCGATGCGATTGGTGGGTTTATTAATAAATTCTCAGATGCTCGTAATAAAGTATTAGACAGTGCATTATATAACAATTTTAAGAGTCTTGGCGAAAGAATTAAATCCGTCGGAGAAGCAACAGAAACTGTTACTAAAGTCACTGAAAATTTCGGAGAAGTAGTAAATCGAGTTATTGGTGGAGAATTTGGAAACGGCGCAGAACGAGTTCAAAAACTTACAGAAGCAGGCATGGATTGGGCTCATATTCAGAATCTTGTAAATGAGCAACTCGGTGACTCAACAAGACATGCATCAGATTACAAAGAAGCTCAGGAAGAGGTAACAAAAGCCCAGGCCGAAGCAATTGAATCATTTGCAGCAATGTCTGATGAACAGCTTACGAATATTGGCTTTACACAGGATGAAATTTATGCTTTACGAGACCTTGAAGCTCAGTCAAAGAAAACTGGCAAATCTATGCAGGAACTTCTTGAAGAAGAGTCAAGCAGAAAAGGCGGACGAGAGCTTTTAATAGAATCATTCACAAATATTGGCAAAGCTATAGGAACAGTATTTAAATCTGTTGGCGAAGCATGGAAATCAGTATTTGACCCAGTAACGTCAAGTGACCTGTATGGCGTGATTGAGAAATTTCACAGCATGTCTGAGTCAATGCTTGGGGTAGGTGAACATGCGGACCAATTAGTATCTACTTTTAGAGGCTTATTTGTTATTTTAAAGTGGGGTACAAACATACTTGGTGGCGGTTTTAAGATTGCCATAAAAGTTGTTTCACTTTTATTAAAAGCATTTGGTTTAAGTTTCCTCGATGTAACTGCAATAATAGGTGACTTCTTATATAAGATTGACCAGTTTCTTAGCGAAAATGACTTTCTTGCTGCAGGTGTTAATCTTTTGGCAGAAAGAATCAAAATGGTGGCTTCTGGATTAAAAGAATTATATGACTACATATCTAGTCTTACAGAAGTGCAATCATTCTTAGAGAAAATAAAGTCCATAGACCTAAGCGATGTAGCTCAAGGATGGATCGAATCGCTATCAAGCAGAGTCAAGGAACTTAAGAATCTCGATTTAAAAGAGATAGGAGCTTTTATAATCGAAGGTCTTAAAGATGGTATGAGCGGAAAGATTGGTTCTATTATAGAAGCCATTTCTGAAATCGCTAATACTATTATAGATACAATAAAGGATATTCTTGATATTCATTCGCCTTCGAAAGTAATGATTGCAATAGGTGGATTTATCGTAGCAGGTTTGATAAAGGGCATTCTTGATGCATTTCCGGATGTAAAAGAATCATTAAACCAATTGACCGGTGGAATGGTAACTTGGTTTGAAAACATAGACTGGAATCAGATATTTGCTGGAATTGCATCAGCTGGATTACTTAATATATCAACTCAGCTCGCTATAGCTATAAAGAATTTCAGTGTTTTCGCTACTCAAATCGGAGGTGTGGCAGCTTCGATATCTGATGTGTTAAGCAACATATCAACCAGCATCCAAGTGGCTATCAAAAGCTTTAAGAAAATTATGAAAGCTAAAGCTTTTAAAACAAGAGCAGAAGGTATTAAAGAAATAGCGGAATCTCTTTTAATTCTGGCGGGAGCTGTATACATTCTCGGTCAGATGAATGGGGATGAATTGAAACGTGCAACTAAATGCATTGCTGTGTTGGGCACTGTTTTAGTAGCAATGACTCTTGCTATATCAAAGTTTTCAGAATCATCAGCGTCGCTTGACAAAAACGGTCTGAATATTAAAGGACTTAAAACATGTCTTATTCAAATGGGTATGGCACTTTTATTAATGGCTGAAACAGTCAAAATCATGGGTAAACTAAACCCGGATCAAGCAACTCAGGGTTTTAGAATGCTGGTTGAATTGTGTGGGTTGATAGTAATATTAACATATGTTCTTGGTAAATGTGTTGACAGTGACCAAATGGCCAATATAAACAAATTTGGTAAAATGATGACCAAACTGTCTATAGCTTTATTACTCACGATTGCAGCGGTTAAGTTAATAGGGCTATTAAAACCTGATGAACTTACAAAGGGACGAAACTTTGCAATAGCGTTTACAGCATTCGCAATATTCTTAGGTATAGCAGCAAGACTTGGCGGACAAAACGTAAGCAAATTTGGAACAATGATGATAAAGTTAGCGATTGCAATCGGATTGATGGTTGCCGTTGTAAAACTTATAGATTGCTTATCTCCAGAAGCGGCAATAAAAGGCAGTATATTTATGACTGCTTTTATGGTCTTTATCGGCTATATGGCAATTACCTCTATGTTGACCAAGAACGCAAAAGATTTTGGAAAAATGATATTGTCGATTTCTGCCTCGCTATTATTGCTTGCAATCACTATGCAACTCGTAGGAAGATTAAGCCTTGCAGCAATTGGAAAAGGAACATTATTCATGGTTGCATTTGCTGGATTTGTTCTGGCTATGGTTGCTATAAGTAAATACGCTAATGGAACTGAAATCGTCAAAATAGGGGCAACATTACTTGCATTAAGTGTGTCAGTTGCTATCTTGGCAGCGGTGTCAATTATGTTAGGTATGATATCACTTGGTGCGCTTGCAAAAGGAATTGTTGCTACGGGATTTTTAGCAGCATTCATGTCAGGAATGATAGTTGCTACAAAAGGTGCAAAAGATTGCAAAGGCTCAATAATAGCAATGGCAGTAGCAATAGGTGTTATGGCTGCAGCAGTAGCGGCATTGTCATTTATAGAATGGCAAAAGCTTTTACCAGCAACAGTAGCATTGTCTGCACTTATGGGTATGTTTACGGTTATGGAATTAGGTGCTAAGCACGTAAATGGCGCGATGGGTTCAATCATAGCAATGTCTGTTGTTGTTGGGTTACTTGGTGTAATGCTAATTGCATTAAGCCAATGCAAATGGCAAAACACATTAGCAGCAGCTGCAGGACTGTCAATAGTAATGCTGGCATTTGCTGGAACACTAGCAATTGTTGGCGCTACCGCTCAGGTTGCAATTGCAGCCATACCGGGAATAGCTGTTATGACATTAGCACTCGCTGCTATAGCATTTATGATATATGAATTAGCTCAGTGCAAACCGGAATCAGTTCTGGCATCAGCAGCTAGTCTGTCAGTATTGTTATTAGCTCTTTCTGTAGCTTTAGCAATAGTGAGTCATATACCAATATCTGGAGCCATAGAAGGTGCACTTGGATTGTCCGCATTTATCGGCATAATGGGATTGGTTCTTGCCGCATTAGGTGGATTATCACGAATACCTGGACTTACAGAACTAGTGGAAGATGGCGGAAGTTTCTTATCTTCTATAGGATACGCATTAGGCAATTTTGTCGGTAGCATAGTTGGTGGATTCGCAGCAGGAGCTACTTCCGGATTACCTGAAATAGCTGACAATTTATCCGCATTTGGAGATAAGATTCAGCCGTTCATAACTTCTTTATCTGCAGTTGACCCTATTGATTTTGTAGCAAAAGTTGGGGCACTCACGGCAGGCATATTATTACTCACGGCAGCAGATTTTGTGTCTAGCATAATGACGTTTAGCCCAATTTGTAAAAGTTTTGCAGATTTAGGAAGTGAATTATCACAGTTTATGATAAATGCAATGCCGTTCTTAACAGCAGCATTGCTTATAAGCCCAGACATGATGGAAGGCGTTAAAGCGCTTGCTGAAACAATATTAATAATAACAGCTGCAAATCTTATATCTGGTATTACGGCATTTATTCCATTTGCAGGTTCTTTGAACACATTTGGTGAGCAACTTGTTATATTTGGAAATGCTATAGCTGAATTCTCGTCAACTGTAGCTGGCAAGGTGGACGCAAGTGCTGTAGAAGCTGCGGCAAATGCTGGCAAAATGATGGCTAGCATGGCATCTACAATACCTAATTCGGGAGGTGTGGTTGGATTCTTTGCTGGTGAAAACGATATTGATACATTTGGTAAAATGCTTAAGTCGTTTGGTAAATCCATTGTATCATTTTCTGAAACTGTAGCTGGTAATATAGACCAAGACGCCGTACAAGCAGCTGCAGATGCCGGTTCTATCATGGCAAAGTTTCAAGAGACAATACCTAATACAGGCGGAGTTGTTGATTTCTTTACCGGTAAAAATGATATGGCAACCTTTGGCAATAATCTTGAGTCATTCGGTAAGTCAATAGCGTCATTTTCTGAAAAAGTAGCTGGCAAGATAGACTCCGATGCAGTTCAGACAGCAGCAAATGCCGGAGCCATGATGGTGGAATTAAATAAAATAGTTCCAGATGAAGGCGGAGTTAAAGGCTGGTGGTTTGGAGATAATGATTTATCTGATTTTGGTGATAATATTGCTGATTTTGGTGAAGCAATAGCGTCATTCTCAGCATCAGTGTCAGGAGCTGTTTCAGCAACAGCAATTAGTAGTGCAATTGATTCTGCCAAAGGTTTAGTCGACTTCAACACCTATGCAAAAGACGCTAAATTTGATAATCTTTCAAATTTAAATTTAGCAATAAGCACCGATTTTACAGGTATTGCCGGCTCATTGCAATCAGTATCTTCAACTATATCAGAAGGCATTAGCATAACGAATATAAACAGCATGATTTCGTGTTGCCGCTCGCTAGTTTCATTTTCTGCTGAAATCGGAAAAGATTCGGGAAGTAATTTAAAGAGCTTTGCATCAGCATTATCTGATTTCTCAAACCAGATGTCGAAAGTCGATACAAGCGGTTTATCTTCATTCTCAAAACAGATGAAGACAATTGGCGATTCAGGCGTGAATGCATTACTCAATTCATTCAAAGGTGCATCTGCTAAAGCTACGCAAGCAGGATCATCAATGGCCAAAGCAGTTGGTAATGGCTTTTCAAAGAATACATCGTCATTCACCAAAGCCGCTACAAGTGTATTGAATAAAATGATACAAACCATAAAGGGATATAATTCGAAAGCGTCATCTGCTATGAAAGCTGTGACCGCTGGTATGGCAAATGGAGTTATATCGGGTAAAAGCATGATTGTGAATAACGTCAAAAATGCAGTTAAGGCCGGTGTTACAGAAGCTAGAAGCTATAGAGACGCATTTTATGGAGCTGGTGCTTATCTTGTAAGGGGGCTTGCTAATGGTATAAGTGGCAATGACTATATCGTCAAAGCAAAAGCAAAAGCTATGGCAAGAGCCGCTACAAGAGCCGCTCAAAAGGAACTCGATGAGCATTCGCCATCCAAAGTATTTTACAAAATAGGTAAATACATTCCTATGGGAATGGTTAAGGGTATTGAGGCATATGCTTCATGGGCTAAAGATTCATCTAAATCAATGGCTAGGTCAGTTGTTAATGGAGCATCATATGCCTTGTCTGCACTAACTGATATGATAAATGGCGATATCGATATGTCTCCGACTATTAGACCAGTTGTAGACATGAGCAGTGTTAACGCAAGTGCAAGAGACATGAATCAATTGCTTGGTGGTAATATAAATTTAGGCTTAAGTGCTCAGTTAAATGCTATTAATGCAAGAATGCGTTCACGCAATCAAAATAGTGGCAATGCTGATGTAATTTCTGCAATCGCAGGATTACGTAAAGAAATCTCTGGAATCAGCAAACCAACTTATCAGATAGACGGAATAACATATGACGATAATTCAAGTATTTCAAGTGCTATTGAAACACTTGTAGACGCAGTAATAACAGAAAGGAGAATCTAACATGCCAGCAGTATCAAATTTGCAGTTAAAATTGCAGACAGGTACCACGAATACATATTATGCTACCTGGCGCTTCAACGAATGGACTAAATCCACAGTAGTTACTGGTACTGCTATGGGTGTAGGTTCTCTTGTGTCTATATCATCAAATGCAACTTATTACAATGGCCAACATATGCCAGATTGGGTTAAGAATCAGAGATGGTATATTCGGCAAATCACTGGAGACCGTGCTGTCATCGACCAGAACGAAGCACATACCCATAGTATATGTTCCCCAGTAAATGTCGGCTACTTATCAGGTGGAACACAGCAGATATCCACGGTGAATGTCAAGACACTGGACCATTATTCGGTAACGTGGCAATACGATACTGGTGATGGTATATGGTTCCAAGGTTCGTCGGGCGATACCACTGATAAGCAAGCGACATATTCCGGACCGTCTAACGCTCTTAGAATAAGGTGCTTAGTAACCCCGGTGTCTACAACACATCAGGTAAATGGTTCAGATGTTGCTTATTGGACTGGTTCACAGACAGCAAAAGAATATTCTACAGCGGGGGACCCACCTGCAAAGATGAGTGCTCCTTCTGTAGAAATTAAAAAGTATTCATTAACAGCATCACTTGACAATATAGGAGACTATTCTGAAAACGGAAGCTATAACAAGATAGACGAATTAAAGTTTGAGATTTACAAAGATGATGTGCTATATAAAACCGGTAACGTAACTGTTAAACTGGCCAAAGGCGCATTCACTTGTAATGTCGAGGCAGGAAGTGAATATATGGCACGAGTATGTGCAGTCAATATATTTTACAGCTCTCGTATTCAAGGCGCTTGGTCAGATTTCTCAAGTAAAGTAGGAACGATACCGGCTGCACCAGCTGGAATAGATCAATGCCGAGCAACATCTAAGACCTCAATCATGATCTCATGGTCAGCGGTTAAAACTGCAACATCTTATGATATTGAGTATGCAACAAAGAAATCATATTTCGATATTACAGATAAGACAAGCACAAAAACCGGAATCACAAAGACACAGTTTGAATTTGTAGGTCTTGACAGTGGAAGCGAGTATTTCTTTAGAGTTCGTGCTGTAAACGATAAGGGTGAGTCTGATTGGACTGCTATATCTTCTGTTGTGATAGGTACAAAACCGGCCGCGCCTACGACATGGTCATCAGCATCTACTGTAGTTACAGGAGAACCATTGAATCTATACTGGGTTCATAATTCAGAAGATGGCTCGAGATGGAAGTATGCAGAACTGAATATTTTAGTTGATGGCAAAAAGCTAATAACTAATCCAGATCCATTTAAAAACACTCAGGCGGAGGATGATAAAGATGTTACTCCATCGTATCCAATTGATACAAGTATATATTCTGAGGGAACAGTTATAGATTGGTGCGCAAGAACATGCGGCGTAACGCTAGAATATGGCGATTGGTCTGTAGTTAGAAGAATAAATGTTTATGCACCACCTACATTGTCACTCAGTATACGCAATAAAGATAACAATCCGACATCGGTTATTCAGCAGTTTCCGTTTTATATTTATGGATTACCGGGACCTAAAACTCAGGCACCAGTAAGCTATCATGTATCCATAGCAGCTGCAAATAATTACACAACAGTAGACCAAATTGGACAGACAAAAGTTGTGAATGCTGGTGAAGAAGTATATTTCAAAAACTTTGACACTGGCGAAGCATTACTTGTTGAAATGTCAGCGCATAATATAGACCTTGAAAATAATCAGGATTATACAGTTACAGTAGTAGTATCTATGAACTCGGGTCTTACCGCTACAGCCTCAACAACTATATCTGTTAACTGGACAGAAAGTAAGTATGAGCCAGATGCTGAGATTGGCATAGATGAAAATTCATATTCTGCATTTGTCAGGCCGTATTGCACAGATTCTAATGGTGACCCTGCATCAGGAGTAACATTGGCTGTATATAGAAGAACTTATGATGGTGATTTTGTTAAGATTGCCGACCAGATAGAATGCAACAGGAATATTCATGTAACAGACCCACATCCAGCGTTGGATTATGCTAGATACAGAATCATAGCAACAGAAGAATCGACAGGAGCAGTGAGCTTTTATGACCCACCTGGCTATCCTATAAATGGTGATTATATTATTCTGCAATGGGATGAAGAATGGTCAAGCTTTGACACTAATAACAGTGATACAATGGTAAATCCACCGTGGGCAGGTTCGCTGCTTAAATTGCTTTATAATGTAGATGTATCAGAATCAACTGACCCGGATGTTGAGTTAGTTGAATATATTGGGCGTAAAAACCCAGTTTCATATTATGGAACACAAATAGGAATATCGGCAACATGGAATGTAGATGTTCTTAAATCGGACAAAGAAACAATTTATCAGTTACGTCGTATACAAAGATGGATGGGCGACGTGTATGTAAGGGAACCATCTGGTGTTGGCTTTTGGGCTAATATAAAGGTAAGCTTTTCACAGAAACATACGGAAAAGCTGGTTCCTGTAACACTAACAATAACTAGAGTAGAAGGAGATATGTAAGATGACAGACTGGAGTAAGTCTATGACACAGACATTCGAGTACTATACGGTTAATCCAAATACTTGGAAAGACGTAGACTTACTCACAAATGTCAAATCAGCTACTATATCAAGAGATTTAACAGCAGAAACACTTGGCTCAGCAAACTTTGATATAGATGACGATATAGGAGAATGCTACATTAGAGCGTATCTCAAAGTTGTTCAAAATGGGATTACAGAACGTATACCTCTTGGAACATTCCTTTTACAAACGCAAAGTTCTACGTTTAATGGTAAGCGAGAGACAAGGTCGATAAACGCTTACACACCTTTAATAGAGTTGAAAGAGAATCCGCCAGATTTAGGATATACTATATTTAAAGGCGAGAACATAATGGACAATGCAAAAATCTTAATCAGAGAACACGCGAGAGCCCCTGTTGTACCGGTTAGTAGCGGAATTACTTTATACGGTGATTTTGTTGCTAATTCAGACGACACCTGGCTCTCGTTTCTTTCTGATTTAATTGGAAACGCAAAATATGGATTTGGCTTAGATGAACTAGGTCAAATTCTTTTCTTACCTAAGCAAGATAATCAGGCATTGCAACCAGTGTGTACGTTTACATCAGACAATGCTTCTATATTGCATCCGGGTATGCAGATGGAAAGAGATTTATACGGCATCCCGAATGTCTTGCAGGTGATATATACAAAGAACAATGAACATTACGAGACTACAGTAAAAAACACCGATTCAAACAGTCCTGTATCTATTCAAAATAGGGGTAGAGAGATTACAAAAAGAATCACAGACCCTGATATAGGAGGCACTCCAACCAAAGAGATGATAGATGATTACGCTAAGGCTCAGCTTAAGGCGCTTTCTACACTGACATACACCATAAGTTATACACATGGATATTGTCCTGCAAGAGTTGGAGATTGTGTCAGGTTTGTGTATCCGGAAGCTGGATTAAAAGACGTTAAAGCTAAAGTATTTAGCCAGTCTATATCTTGCACTCCAGGCTGTCCAGTCTCAGAAAAAGCAACATATACAGTAAAATTATGGGGGTGATTAGAACTCATGAGAAACGTTAATAACTTAGCTACTACTTTTGCTAAGATTATAAAAGAAGATGCTACAGCCACTAAAGATTCTACTGTTTATGGAACTGCCGTAGAATTTAATGGTAAGATGTACGTCAAACTTGATGGCTCAGAACGAATGACCCCTATCGAGACTACTACAAGTATTAAGGAAGGGGATAGAGTAACAGTTCTGATTAAAGCGCATTCAGCCACAGTCACAGGTAATGTTACAGACCCTTCAACAAGCAAATCTGATAAGAAAGCTACAGATGATAAGGTTAAAGATTTGTCATCTCAAGTTAGTGAGTTTGGCGCAGTAGTAGCCGATAAAGTTAGTACTGAGCAATTGCAGGCAGCTGAAGGCAGAATTACAAATCTTGAGGTAGATAACGAGACTGTTAAAGGAACTCTTAAAGCTAATGAAGGTCGTTTTAAGAGCATTGAAGTTGACAATGAGAAGATAAACGGAACGTTAACTGCTAATGAGGGTAGGTTTACTGCAATCGAGTCAAATATGCTTACTGCAAAAACCGCAGATTTGAAGTATGCAACAATCAAAGATTTGGAAGCAACGGATGCAACAATTCATAACTTATCGGTAGATTATGGTGATTTCGAGAAAGCTACAGTAGATAATTTAAAAGCTAGAAAAGCTGAAATCGATGATTTATCTGCTAAAAAACTCAATGCAACAGATGCAGAACTTAAGTACGCTAATATAGACTTTTCGAATATTGGCGTGGCAGCTATTGAACAATTCTACGCAACATCTGGCATTATTAAAGATTTAGTTATAGGTGACCAGACGGTTACAGGAGAAATTGTAGGCGTTACTATCAAGGGTGATTTAATTGAGGGTAACACAATCGTAGCTGATAAGCTTGTAATGAAGGGTGACGATGGTCTATTTTATAAGCTTAATATAAGTGCTGCTAATGGAGTAAATGCTGAGCAGACATCGTATAATAGCATAAATGGAAACATTATAACTGCAAAATCTATAACGGCTACCCAGATATCTGTTAAAGATTTAGTAGCTTTTGATGCCACAATTGCCGGATTTCATATTAAAGATACAGCTATATATTCAACTGGTAAAGAGTCTGCAACGAGTACAGTACGAGGCATATATTTAGGTAAAGACGGTCAGCTTGGATTTGGCGATGGCAATAACTACATCAAATTTTATGTTGATACTGATGGAAAATATAAGCTTGGTATATCTGCCGAAAGTCTTACATTTGCTACCGGGCAGAGTGTAAAAGACGCTATTGATGAAGTTGATAGCAAAGTAGACGCTATAAAATCAATTGATTCTACAACTATTGGATATTTGGTTGGCGATAGTGGAACAACTCCCCCTACAGGAATTTGGAGTGCAGGTGTACCTGTAGTGCCAAATGGCAAATATTTATGGTGCCAGAAAATAACGACTTATTCGGATGGAAGTCATGATTACGAGTATTCAGTAAGTAGAACTGGTGATAAAGGAGAACGGGGTATACCAGGTCTGCAGGGAATGCAAGGCGATACTGGTCCACAGGGTAAACAAGGAATACAAGGTCCACAAGGCATAAAAGGTATGGACGGTAAAAATGGAACTAGTTCATATTTCCATGTAGCTTACGCAAATAGTGCAGATGGTAAAACCGGCTTTAGTGTAAGTGACCCTTCAAGCCGATCATACATTGGTACATATGTTGACAATACACCTAATGATTCAACAGACCCTACAAAATACGCTTGGCAATTAGTAAAAGGCGCTCAAGGCCCTAAGGGTGACCAAGGTATTAGAGGTACTGATGGAACGAATGGTAAAACATCATATTTGCATATAGCTTACGCAAATAGTGCGGATGGTAAAACAGGGTTTGATGTATCTAACAGTTCAGGAAAGCTATATATCGGTCAGTATACAGATTTTACTCAAAATGATAGTACAGACCCAACTAAGTATTCGTGGACTAAGATTAAAGGCGAGACCGGGGCTAAGGGAGATAAAGGTGCAACTGGAGCTACGGGGCCTCAGGGACCTCAGGGTGTGAAAGGCGACAAAGGTGCTACCGGCCCCCAAGGTCTAACGGGCCCACAGGGCATAAAAGGCAATACAGGAGCTACAGGTCCGCAAGGTCCGACGGGAGCAACAGGCAAAGGTATCAAATCCACATCTGTAACATACCAAGCTTCAGCATCTGCTACATCATGCCCGACCGGTACGTGGCAATCCTCACCTCAAACGACCTCAGCATCGTTACCATATATGTGGACACGCACAATTATCATATATAGTGACAATACCACCTCCACGTCATATTCAGTAGGATGCACACCAGAGGGTGTTAGTGTAGGTGGGAGGAATTTAATTAGAGGTTCTGGTAAATTAGGAGATGACTTTGCGGCTGGAAATGGAACTGCAGTTACCGGTGGATATAATGGCAATAAAGCGATATCTACTAATACGGCATGGACTGGGTATTATATACATTTAAAAGATATAGTGAATAGAGCAAAAATAACTACGGGCACAACTGTAACCATTTCTATATATGTCAGCACAACATCGAAGACTAAAGTAACGACACCCGCTATTTATTTGTTCAGAGGAAATGGAAATGAACAAACTGGAGCATTTGGAGCTTTGGAATTGATAGCTGGTAAATGGGTGAAAATATCTAAAACATATACAATCACGTCAGCCATTTCTAACCTATTAAATAGTGCACGTTTTGAAGCCTCGGGCAACACAACGTTTACAATATTGTGGTCATCTCCAAAACTCGAAATCGGTAACAAAGCCACAGACTGGGCACCCGCCCCCGAAGACCAAATATCTAAAGGTGATGTGGTTAACCAAATTAATTCTGAACTTAAAATATCCGGCAATTCTATAGCACTCACAACCGGGCATTTCACCATCAACGCTAAGAACCTGACCTTAGATTCTGCAGGAAATGCGGTGTTTAGTGGCAAAATTAAAGCAGCTGCTATAGAGGGCGGAACTATTTCTGGTGCTACCATAAGCGGTGCTGCAGGCGAGTTTACGAAGAGTTTTAGAGTTAATATTGATAACGTGTCAACAAGGGGATCACAGTGGTTTAACGCCGGGGCTTCTCAGACGGCGATGGGCTATACGTGCTATAATGCTAATTATTTACTGAATTCATATATTAGCATCAACAATTACGGTATAATGATTTCATCAGCATATAGTGACACACAGGGAAACACAAAAGCTGGAGTACCAGCAGTAATAAGTTTAATAGCATCGAATGGAATTACACTATCACCGGGTTCGGAATATCGTGTAGATATAGACGGAATGCTAGACGCTAAGTTTATTTCTATAGATGGAGAAATCATTACGGATTTCATTATCGAACAAGGAACCGCGGGTAACAACAATCACTGGAGATATCGTAAATGGCATAGTGGATTCGCAGAATGCTGGGGAACTATATCATATTCTGGGATAAGTTGTAGTAGCGGTTATGGTAACCTGTATTTTTGTAGTAATAACGATGTATTACCATTCACATTCAAGAGCGTAAATAATGTTCAAGGCGGTGCCACTGGACCGAAGGGACTATATTATGTATCGCCATATAACATTACTAATTATGCTGTAGCATTCTATATAGCATCAGCGGCAAAAGAATCTAATGTACCAGTTACTGTTAAATTATATGTAACTGGCACTTGGAAGTAAAGGAGATAAAAATGAAAACATATAGCACAACAATAGGACATTTATATGACATAGAGCAGGAAATTATCAAATCTGGAATAATGAATATGTCTTTCTCCAGAAAAGGTAGTTTCTCTATTGCTCGAAATTTAAAGAAGCTTACGTCTGAGCTCGAGACTTATAAAGAGGAGAGAGCTAATCTTATAAAGCAGTATTCTGGGGATGCTGATTCAATCAATCCTGAGAATCCACATTGGAATGAGTTCTATAAAGAATATTTAGAGCTTTCAAATGTGGACGTATCGGTAGAGATTAACACAATCTCAGAGGAAGATTTCCCAGAGCAGTGTACACCTATGATTTATACAACTCTCGAGTTCATGACAGAAGATAACATTAAGGAGGAATAAAACAATGTTAAACACAACAACTACACTTTCAATTCAGGGTTCTTCAAAAGACCCAGCAACACAGCAGGATATTATCACTTTCGAGGCTCGTCTTGAGTTCGATGGAAGAATCAACATGTATAAGAGCTGCCCTGACCGTAAGACGTACAATGCCAACAAAACTGTAGCAGATGCTGATTATGATAAATTTGAGGCATATGCCAACGCTATATTTGATAAGGTCTCAGCAGGAGAATCCGAAACAGAGGAGGCGTAAAATATGGACTTTAATGCATTAACTTCATATTTTGTACCAGTAGTAGTGATTGCGTGTCTTATCTTGGGATACATATTTAAACACGCATCATTATTCAAGTTCATACCAAACGATGATATTCCAGCAATTCTTGCATTAGTAGGTGGTATTTCGAACCTGATTGTTACTGGATTATCATTCCAGAACTTCATATTGGGGGCTTTAATGGGATTAGCTTCTACTGGTATGCATCAGGCATTTAAGAATTTCGTAGAGAATAACAACGAGGAATAATAATGGATACCATACAATTCATAGGCTACATGATTACTTCAATAGTTACATTAGGAGCTTTTGTAGGGGTTGTAATGAAATTTGTTCAGCCTATTAATGATTTGAGGATTGTTATTCAGAAGCTCAATGATGCTATTGATACTCTGACTAGAGATAATCAGGAGCAGAACAACAGAATAAATAAACATGGCGAACAGATTGATGACCTCAACACCCGAGTAGCATCAATTGAATCAAATATGAACAGAAAGTAGCATACACAGGGGTCAGACCTCAACATTACGATTTCTTCAAAATAGTATATGGAGGAATCAAAATGAACAAGACAAACAACAAACTGACCCCTAATGTTATAACTGTGGACATAGATAAGCTATCTTCTATGCTATCATGTGGTCATGCAACTGCCCGCAAAATAGGAGAGCAAGCCGAAGCCAGAATCTACATAGGTCGCAGAGTGCTGTATTCAGTCAATAAAATTCAAAGATATTTGGATAGTATTGCGGAATAGCTATTTAGAGTGATATTTGTTATAATGAACACAACGAAACGTGTTGAATTATTCTAAATAGCTTGCACAACGACTTATGGAGGAAAGATCGTGGCAAGTAGAAAAGATTCAAAAGGTAGAAAATTAAATACTGGAGAGAGTCAAAGAACTGATGGTATATATGCATACAGATACATAAATGCACAAACTGGCAATCGCGAGGCTGTGTATTCTAAGGACTTAAAAGAGCTTAGACGTAAAGAAAAAGAAGTAAACGCTGATATTGACGACCATATTTTAACAGGTCCATCAGTTAAAGATGTTACATTAAATTCTTTATGGGAGGTATATTTATATACTAAAGTTCTTGACGATGGCACAAAAGCAAACTATATTTCATTATGGAATGCACATATTCGTGACACGGTTGGTCAATTAAGAATTACAGATGTAAGAACATCTACTATTAAAATGTTATATGCTAAGATGGACAAAGAAGAATATGCTTGTAGTACATTACAGTCAATTCATAACTTATTAAATCCATTATTAGAGTTGGCAGTAGATGATGACTATATTCGTAAGAATCCAGCACGAAGCATTACAATTGGTGATTACGGCAAGAAGACTAAATTCAAAACAGCAATATCCCCGATTCAACAAAAGCAGTTATTGGAGTTTATGCAGCAAAGCAAAATGTTTAGTAAGCATATTCCAATGATAACAATTATGTTGGAAACATCACTTCGTTGCGGTGAGCTAATAGGTCTTACATATAATGATGTAGATTTGAAGAATAAAGAGTTGCACGTAACGCATCAGTTGACATATCGTAACTACCAAGATGGTGAAGGATGTAAATTTCGCATCAAAAAGACAAAAACGGATGCTGGTAAGCGAACAATACCGTTAACGGACGCTGCTTGTGACGCATTTAGAGCAATAAAGCTGCAGAATTTCCAACTAGGAAAAATATGCTCCGTTACGATAGATGGCTATACAGATTTTATATTTGTAACGAAGCATGGACGACCTATGATGCCGAATGGCGTGAACAATGCTTTATATAATGTAGTTAAGTATTATAATGAGTATGAGCTGAAAAAAGCATCAAAAGAGAAAAGAGAGCCGGTTCTTATTCATCAATTCTCTTCTCATGTTATGAGGCATACCGGATGCACTAACATGGCAAGGTCCGGTGTGAACATTAAAGCAGCGCAATATATAATGGGACATGCTAAAAGTGATGTAACATTAGACGTGTATAATCACCTAAATAATGCATTTGATGCTAAGCTTGAAATTAAAAAACTTGAAAAAAATGGTACAGTAATGGTACAGTAAACGCCAAAATCAATTTAATATAAATTTAATAAAGCCTGGAAACCCTGTAAAATCAAGGGTTTTAAAAATTACTTTAAAAAAATTAGCACTCAAGGGTTGACATTGCTAATAGGTGGTGGTATGTTATGTACAGATAAAAAATTAGCA